CAGGGCAGATTAAAAAAGTATTTTTAAATATACAAACCAAATAAATCTTATTTAATTATTGCGATAAGTATTTCGCCGATCTAGAGCAACGCTGGCTATGTTCTCCAGATCGAAGGGTGTCTGTGTATTGAACTTCCCAAAGAATTTGACCGCCTCCGCTGCAGAGTCTATATCCATATTTACGTCCCACCACAGGCCCGAACCTGGCCACGTATGACCGCCACCCACCACCTTGTACAGCCAGACTTCGCTTGAAGTATCACTCGCCTTACATTTGTAGGTGACTACTGTGCTTCCGTCCCGAAGATCAGAGGGTCTGTAGAATAAATACTGCCGAGAATCACCCGATGAGGTAAGAAATTGATCATCGGGGACTGCTGCGTTTCCCACTATATAACCGAGACTTTCCCGAGAGTTGAAGCTCTGCTGGCTGACCAACAACGCTTGCGAGTCGTACACGTCTATCGTGCCGTCCCCGTTGTGGTCGAGACCTTGTTCCATTGGTATTATCAGTAGTACTTATTATTTATTATTAGTTCGCTTGTCTCGATGTGGCTGCTCAGAACTCGGCACCCCCCTCCAATTCATACTCCTGCTTGATGCGCCACCCCTTCCAGTAATTCTTGACCCTCTTTCCCTTTATCTTGGTCTCCGTGGTGATCATCTCCCCAAGGAGGCCGGGCTTGTTGAGATGCTCTGTCAGGAGGCCGACTCGGCTGCAGAACTTCTTTAGGTCGTGCGTCATGCTGGCACCAAGCTCCTTCTTTGTCAGGATCCAACTCGACGTCTCCTGTGTGTATTCTGGGTCCCGCTCGAGGGTGAACTCCACCCACTCCCCCACGATGTCCTGCTTCTTGAAGTACAAATCGGTGGCGTGCTTAATGCTGTCCGTCTGAACGAGTTTCTTCCCACCCTTGACGTATCTCTCGTAGTAGTCCATCAGTTTCCACATAAAGGGGAGGCGCAGGTCACGGGAGCCCAGACTGTGGTCGACCTGATGCACCACCTTCAGCTTCCCCTTCTTGAGGCCATCGTATTCCGTAGCTTCGGGGTTTTCGACAAACTTGCTCAGGAACGGAACGACCCTGATGCGGCGCCTGGACCCACCGTCATCTTGACTCAATGGCGGGATCTCGTTCAGACACACAGCCATCCTATACTGTGGCTTGAAGTGCGTGGCCTTCTTGGCCTGGATGCCCCGGCCCGAAATAACGTCGTTGCCAACCAGGTTCTTGACCACGGCCATGTTCAACTTCGCCCCGTTGCTTGTGTCGAGTTCCTGGAAGGTGACCAAGCGCTTTCCCTTGAGGGCAATGAGGGCGGGGTTGCAGGCGCTAGGGTCTTCGCGGGCCCTGATGAGAAGCGAGGGATGCCCACCGGCCCAATAATCCCCGAGCACGCTCGCACACAGACCGTCGTAGTAACTCTTACCGTTGGAGCCGTTCTGCCAGTTGGATGTGCCAGTGAAGAAGTGCATATGCTCCCCGATGACCTCGCCGGATAGGCAGCTTGCGGTGAACAGCAGCATGTAGTCCCGAATCTCAGGGTCGGGAAATATCTGGTCGAGCACCTTTGTAAGCAGTATCTTGTCCTTCTTGAGCTGCAGGTAGCGTTCGGGATTGTCCTTCCTCACCTGCGCTTTGGTGTAGAAGGCGTAGCCCGTGTTCATGCTCACGAACTCGCTGGTCAATACCTTCACGTTATCGACAATGGCCTCCACCCCCCGGCGGGGCTCCCGCACCTCGCCAGTCCGCAGGTCATAGATACAGTTGGTGAAGGCGATGAGGTGAGGGTTTGAGTCCAGCAGGTTCGAGAACTGTGACTGGGCGAATATGATCTCGAGGGGGAAATTGTCCCTTGCGAGACGCCCGCCCTGGCAAATCTCTAGCACCTTCTTATTCGTCTTAATGCGCTCCTCCAGCCATTCATCGATCTGGTCCCCGGTGAACCCCGGCTTGTATTTCATCTTCTCCGGAAGAGGCGACCGCTGGAGTTTCTGCCACTTGTGGTTCTCCAGAAGCAGGGTGTGATGGAACTCCTTCATAATGACCTCTCCGAGCTTGCGGCCTTTGGGGTCCTCCTCCCACAGGATGCCGTTCAAGTTGTACCACTTGTCCTCGATGACGTCATACACATGCTTGTCGCCATACAGGTGCAGCAGGCATTGGGCGATGTTGCTGTGGTTTGCCGTCAGGTGCTCCAGGCTGGTATTCTTGATGTGCGCCACTGCATCTGGGCTCCTATGGGATGCCCAGCTGATGAAATTGGAGGCGTTCCCAGGCTCTTTGGGGAAGGACATCCACTTGGCGTGAGCGTACGACTTTTCATACTTCTGGCTCATCGCACTTATGCTGTGCCAGACGTCCTCCCGGGCACCTCCGCCTGCGAGGGCCAGGCCCATACAGATCCACTTCGGGTAATCCTCAATCCAGTCGCGATCTTCGGCGATGATTATATTACACGCGTCCAGGTAGGTGTCGGAATCCATTGCCCGGGGCGCCGAAGCCAAAGCGATGTCACACACAGCGCCTGCGGGGGGCTTAGTCTTCTTGGGCCGGAGCGACACAAACTCGCCAGGGAAATCCCGGAACCATGACACGACACAGTCCCCATACCACCCCATTTTACCGTCCAGATTCGGCTGGATACGAAGGGGGCGATCCTGGCCATACTTAGAGCTGTCCGGCATGCGCCAGCACTGGTTCTTGCCCCAGACAGAAATGTCCAAGAAACCATTCAATTCGGGGGTTTCACCTTGCCGAAACCACTTATCCACGAACTCGAACATCGACGCATGACCGTCGAAGGCGAGTTTGTTCTTGAGAACCATGTGGTAGCTCCACTTCTTTTCGGAACACGCACTCAGCATCGAAAAATCTTCCCGGGTGACCTCGATATCATACCAATCCTTGGCGGCCAGTGCGACTTGCCGAACCAGGGCGGCGATGATAACTTGGGTCTCAGCCTCAGTGGGATTGGTCTTCTGTCCCCCCACAACCTCTAGGTCGAAATATAGCTTCCGGGGATTGTCTGCCTGCAGCAGTTCGTAGAAGCACTTCTCGGAGGCCGGCATGGTGCTGGCCCATGTGACGAAGGTCTCCATATCGGGCGGGGCACAGTAGGCCTTAGCACCCCCCAACGGGCTTGCGTCCTTGGCCACAATGCACGACTTGTCCTTGAAGGGGGTGTCGAAATTCACACCCTTCTTCAACTTGGAAAGCCATTCGGGACGCCAGGACATTGTATAGTTGAATACTGGATTGTGATATTTTTTTTTTGGTACTTCATAATGCCCCGATTTTTTAAACCGAATTTTTACCACTCTATTTTCCCTACAACGTAGTTGCGATTCATACCACTTGCAGGACTGATGATTTCTCTTTTGCGTTTGACCACCGAGGTCTTGACGTACCTCTCTGCCATATCGCTTTCGATACACTCCTGGTTCTTGAGCACGTAGCTGGCAACGTTATTCTCGATGGCCCAGCGAAAGAAGTTCAGCTGCCCCGTGGTGGTCACCAGTATCTCAGTGGTGATCACCTCGGGTTCCATATCGGTGTACCCCACTATGCGGTTGGACTCGGGGTCAATTGTCACGAAGAGCCTCTGGCGGCGGCAGAAGGGGTCGAACATCTTCTTCGAGTACGCTCGCAACTGATTCTTGTAGTCGATATATACGTTGAATATTGACGCCGCCTGTGTCTTGTATATAACATTGTTTTGCTTGGAAAAGTTCGTAACGAACCATTCCAACAGCCTCAAACTGATTATAGACTTCTGCTCCACTATGGTCCTAAGAACCTTTACATTTTGCTTGGGGTTCGAATTATAGAACCCCAGCAGAGACTTCATAAGAAGTTCACGCTTGCCTTTTACATTCATAATGATCGATTAGAAATGTAAAATACAGTGTCTTTAATTAAAGTATTCCTTAAGCGAAGAACTTGAAGAGGAGTAACGTCAGCGCTACGGCCACCACCGACACGCTACCGGCCTCCACTACCATGCCCGTCTTGAAGATAGGTGGGAGGGCTTCGATGACGATTTTCCTTACCTGGGGCATTTGGACAGCCGTCAAGATAAGAACGGCGATCGCCAGGCCCTTCACCATCTTCTCGTCAAGGCCGAGCGTCTGAATGAGGGGGTAGCCCGGCATGAAGGACTCGGTCGGGAGCGAGAGGCTGTTCGCATTGAGGGCGATCTCCTGCTGCTTGGGCATCATCCCCGGAGGGGTCTGCATGGTCTGCAGGCGAGGCTGCTCGTTGAAGGGGGGCTGCTCAGGAGGCGCACTCCCGGCAAGGAGCTGATCGATCGATGTGCTGCAACTGTCCGACATATTTTCTTTTACATATAACACAGGTTATTATAATACCGATTTTAACGTGCCCGACGGACAGTCTTCTTCTTGTGGACAGTCTTCTTGTGGACAGTCTTCTTGCGGACTGGCTTGCCTACAGTTTTGCTCTTGCGGACAGTCTTCTTGCGCTTCTTACCGAACTTCACTTTCATCGACTTGAATAGTTCGTTAAGTTCCAGCGTATTCAAATTGCTGTAGCCTGGTACTTTTCGTTTTCTAAAAAAATCCTTCTTATTTTTCACTGTCATATCCTCGAACTCCTGCGATAGTCTAGCACCGGAACTGCTTGAACTGCTTGAACTGCTTGAACTGCTTGAACTGCTGGGTTTTTTCTTCGCTTGCTTCGCAGCCTTCATCGCAATCTTCGCACCCTTTCTCGTCAACAAGTGCCTTTCGTAATCATCTTGCGGATCGCTCCATGGAGGTGATGGGCTCCAACCAGAGGACGGACTCGACACCGGAGTCGGAGCCGGAGCCGACGCCTTGGCGGCTTGGCGTACCCTACGCCCTCGCACGATTTTCTGCACCCGAATTGCCGCTGCCTTGGAAGGGGAACTGGAACCTCCACGGATCCTCTGACCCACAGGCACCTTGAAAAACCGGAATCCTTTCTTGTCACCATCGGGTGTATCCGAACCGCTTGATTTCCCCCCCTTCCACTTCCTAAGGGCTGCCTTGATGTCGAGGTATGTGAACTCCTTTACCTCGCCTTTCGCTGGTTTTTTGGCTGCCTTTTCCATTTTCCCCAGACCCGCAGCCGCAGAACCAGCAGTGTCCACCTTGATGGATTTCGGTCCTGCAATAACATACAAGAACTTACCCTTGTTGCCGCCGGCTGCCTCTCTGTAACCGACAACAATAATGTTTTTCAACTCGCCGACTCGGTTATTGGCTTGTTTCCAGGCAGCGTTACTCGATGAGATCATCTGGAGCTTAGATACCCCTCTGGCCATATCGGTCCACGAAGACTTGACAGGGGACTTGGACCCACCAGACTTGTCAGGGGACTTGGACCCACCAGACTTGACAGGGGACTTGGACCCACTGGACTTCTGTCTGGAAGCAGAGTTCGACCCACTGGAGTTGGACCCAGTCGCCGCCCCTGGCTCCTGCTGCATGCAGGCGATAATTTCGTCAGTGCTCAGTTTGCTGGCCATCCAGTTGAGGAGCTGCGACCGGGTCATTGAGGCGAACTGCTTCAGATTCCATTTCTTCTGGTCCGATGACATTTGTTATTTACAGTAGGTGACATTTAAAAACATCGCATTTATTGTGGCATCTTATCCCTATGCGCCTTGGCCATCAGTCTCCAAGACTTGCCTTCGAATGCGAATTCGAATTTCTTCTCAGCCAGGAGACTCTCCTTTACGACCTCGATGAGCTGCTTCTCCGGTAGGGCGTCCCACATCGACACGAGCGTCTTGAACTCAGAAGACTTGCGGTCGCGGTAGACTTGGGTCTTGAGGATCTTGTAGAGTTTCTCACGCACCGAACCTTGCAACTGGTTGGCCATGTCCTCCTTATCGTGCTTTCGTAGACACCTGCGAATGAATTTGCGAATCTCGGACTTGGACTTGCCCCTGAAGGTGTGTAAGATCTTCCCCATATTCACGAGGTCCCTCACCGCTGGCACGTCCCGCTGGAGGCTTTCTAAGTTCTTCGACGAACGCACCTTGGAGTATCCGTCTGACTCTTTGTAAAGGAGACCTTTGAATGTCGCCTTCTTGCCCTTGAGGTATTGGCCTTTATCGGTCTTCGTCACTTCGTAGAGTTGAATGGTGTTCCTGTTGTTGAATGCCGAGTCCTTACCTTCCGTTACTTTCAGGATATCGGCAGACTTGACGATGGGCGCCTTCTCCGTGGTGTACAACTGCGAAGTGTTGGGATTCTTGAAGAGACGTAGATTTTCGCCCCTCTTGATGTAGGGAACGTATGTCTCCCGAAGCTGGACAACGTTGGCGTTGTCATTGAGTTCTGCGTCCACCGCCGCTTCTTTGAGAAGTGTCTCGAATCTGACAATCTTCGCCGTTTTGATGCGTGCGCTGCGATCCATTACCTGGTCTAGGGTTACGGTTCCGAGCTGCCTGATCCCAATGCCCTTGGGGCGCTCCCGGGCGTTGAGCTGACTCGTCTCCTGATTATTAGCAGCCTGCAACGCTGCCTTTACCGCTGCCTGTTGGTTCACCTTATCCTTAGTTCCCTTCTTTCCCCCGAGGAGCTGCTGCTGTCCTATCACCTTAAGAATATGCTTCTGAATTGCATCCGTTATGGTTCCGTCCGCCGCCTTTTCCGGCATGAACGCCAGGTGGTAGAAGACGTGCACGTACCGTTCTTTCTCAGGCAGGCCACAATGCGACTTGAAACGCACCGCTCGAGCCGCCACCTGCTTAAGGCGGTTCTCATTCCACCACGGCGTAACGATGTGCACCTGACCGACCTTGAGGAAACTGATGCCCTCCTGGATGGTGCTGACAATGATGGATATGTTCCCTTTGTTGAAGCCCTCCTTGATGAGTTCTGCATCTGCATCCTTGGTCTTTCCGGTCCAGACGGCAAATGTGGTATCCGGGGATTTGGTGCGCCCGTTAAATTCGGTCATACCGAGGTACTCGAGACACGCCTTGAACTCGTTCGTCCCCGACTCCACCCAAGTCATGTACACGAACACCGGCTTCTTGGTCTTCTGCATCAGCGTGATGACGTTCCAGAACTTGATGCTGTGCTTCTTGATGTGTTCTAGCATCTTCTTCTGGTTGTCGAGCACCTTCTCGGGACTCGCCCTGTTCCTCTCGGTGACGGTGTCACCCAGTAGTTTGCGGATGTCCCGTAGCCCCGGGAGGAGGGCCTTCTTGTTGCACATAAGAACCTGCTGCGACTTGATGAACAGACTCACCAAATCGCCCTTATCGCTGCCCGTCTTCTTCATCTCATCCTCCATGCCCATGCCGAATATCCGCTTCTTCGAATTGAAGTTCTTTGTGATCTCGCCGAGCAGCGTCCTGCCGTACGTAGCCTGCTGTAGATCGCTCATCTCACCATCGATATGAGCGTTTATCACATACGGATACGCCGCTGGGTTGCCCCCTGCGAAGTAGGAAACGTTGGGTCCCGCCATCAGTTTGAACAGTTCGGGGTTTTCGATGTCGCCGTCTCCGCTGCCGAACATTTCGTTGAAGACGACTTCCGTTGTGGGGAACGGGATTTGGGGACGAAGCAGATTGAGGGTGAGGGCGATTTCGTAGCCCCGATTGAAGATGGGCGTAGCCGACATTAGCATGATTCTCATATTGGCGTGGGCGTAGTAGGTAAGGGCGTCGTAGAAAGCTGCGTACTTCTTGGAGGTTGCGTCCAAAGACACCAAGTTCTGGATCTCGTCGATGATGAGCAAGGTGTTGGGCTTGGTGAGGGCACCGCCCTTCTCGGTATACCGCCCTGGTTCCTTTGTCCCCTTGGCATACAGACCCAGATACATCTTGTCGTGGCTGACAATGTGGTAGCTTTGCGATATCCTACCCAGAATAGTCATTTTCCGCTGCTCGAACCGCTTCCGGGCCTTTTTGAGATCATTTTGCCCCCGTTTCTGGTTGGGGTCGGCGATGGCGCTGCGCATTCCCGCCTCCTCCCGCCTGAGGAATGCGATGTCGTCCGGGGTGGAATACCCCTGAGGGACGCCATCGACCAGGATCCGCCGGGCACACTCCTCGGCGATCTCCTTCTCGTATGTGGCAACTATCTTTGCGGGGCAGCAAATTATGACCTGTTTGGCGGCGTCCTTATCGATCAACTCGCCTTTGACGTCGTACTTCTTGAATAATTCGGCGGTCGCCACGGAAGTACAGGTCTTGCCAGACCCCAAGCCGTGGAAGATCAGGGCGCTGCCCGTGCTCTTTACATGCTCCGCCGCCGAGCGCTGATGCCGCTGAAGTGAGAACTCAGCAACAGAGTCGCAGACGTTGCTGGATTTACTTAGGTAATCGGCGGGGTACTTGTAGTCCCGCAGTATACCAGCCTTCTCCCTCCCGTGAAGCTTGTTTTCCCTGAAACTTCGTGTAGGCATTTACAGTTGTCCAATATAAAAATGTCGGGGAATTCCTGGGCAAAGTGCATTTTCCTCAGGCCCTGGGAAATCATGTAGCTATCAAGTACGCTCACACACATCTATAATCATGTCTCAATCCACCTACCACGTCAGCGTCAGCTGCGCCATCGCCAGCAAGGAGGAGATGCTGGCCCTCCTGAAGAAGCAGGTGGAACAGGTGGTCCAGAGGGACTTTCCGCAGGAGGTCGCTGAGACCGACAGCGACGACAGTTCTACCACCTGTTCCTCCGTAAGCACCGAGGAGTATACTACGCAATTTGGGAAGTATACCATCTGTTTCGAGGACAAGAAGTACTCGTGCACCTGCCCGCATTACCAGTATCGGTGTGCGGCTACGGGAAAGCACTGCAAACACATCACTGAGCACTTAAACAACCAATAAATATTTAATAATTTACATAAAAAAAATAATTTAAAGACACATAGCTGGTCCTTCTTAAATGGGCAAGAACTGGGTGTATGTTTTGAGATGCCATCCTGGTCACCCTGGTCCATGGGGTGACAGGGACATTGTAAAACAGCTACTAAATAACGGCAGGTGGTATATTGGCGAAACGGGGCGCTTGAATATGAGAATGTTGGAACATTTAAACGGGAAAACCAAATGCATATGTGAGACTCCACCAGGTTTTAGACTCTGTGTTTACGATGTCGGTGTCAACGAATGTGTTTATGACCTTCTGTTTGATCTAGCAAGACCCAAATGGGAACCTGAATATTACCCTGAAGGATATAACACGGAATGGTGGAAACCGCCTTATTCCGAGTACAACCGTAGTATGTATCCCAGGTTCAGCTGGGATTTATTGAAATACAGACTTAATCAACCTTATGAAAAAAAAGACAGGTGCCACCACACGTACTTGGAAGGAGTAATAACAAGGCAGTTTATGGAAATCGGTAAGGGCGACAAGTTGCGGCCACGTGGAGCAGGCTGGTGCAGAGAGAGCACTAACCCTCCCAAGAAAGAAGCACGGGACATACCACGCCCACAGTGTCGTTGTGGCTACCCTTGTGAGGTGAAATGTAATCCCGATCGTAGAGAAATATACCATTGTTGTGTCATCAAGTCATCCAAATGGTTAGGCAACTACGACATAGAACATGAGTACTGGGTCAAAAACACGCTCGTTGGGTGCAACTTCAGAGAAAATATAGATATACAAGAACCGAATATTTCACGCTCTTGCGTCGTTGACAATGATTAAAGAAAAGCCTATAACTAAGTTAAAATGACGCAATTCGTTCTCGAAGTCTTAAGGTTTATCGGAGCACCTCATGGAAAATACGAACACGTTGGTTACATGAAGGCTAAGTTCAGGACGAAGAAGGATGCAATTTCTTATTATGATAGGCATAATCAACATATGAGATCTCTAAATGCCCTCAATACTTATTATAGCGATTGGGACCCAGATACCAAATTGCTTTACATCGTAAGGGTTGACCATGGCGTAAACGATTCGGTGGACTGTTTCTATCCTGGTGATAATCCCCATACAACACAGACCGATAATGGTGCAAATCGCACGTACATATATTTAAAATAATTAACCACATTACTAATAGATTTATGACCACTCTCAACTTCAAAGGTTCGGGAGGGTTATATCATTACTACTTTGGAATATGCGCCTGTCTCCAGGACGAGCTCGATATTTCGAGTCTTAGGTTCAGAACCAGTTCTGGCTCTGGCTTCCCCGTCATGTTGTTATGTATGGGTCTCCCTGTGCGTACTAGTTACCGCCGATGGGTTTCACGGAGCGTGGCTTTTTTCAGGACAAATACCATCCGAGCCTGGGTCTCGGGGTATTACGACCTGGTGTATGGGTATTGTTATGAGATAGGGAAGTTATCTCAATGTCCGCTCTGGAATCACACAATCATAGCCACGGACCCTAGTGGCAATAAATGCGAAATCAGTTCATACAGCGGCATCGAAGATTACGCCAATGTAGCCACAGCTTCGGCATATATACCTTTACCGTGGTGCCGCCCGTTCTGGTATGTTAGGACCAGGAATCTGAAACTTTATGACGGTTCGCTGGGTCGCCAGACACAGGCAGCCTGTCCGGGGATATTAGTTTCGACTACATCCCTATCGGGGAATAGAGCCTACGGTGGGGTGTTATGCAAGTGGTATTATACACTACTGGGACTCGTCAGCGACTGCGACTGGATGTATGACGCAGGTTACAGTGACGCAACAAAGTTTCTACTTCCAAAGTTGATACACGTCCCCCGTAGACAGAAATCGCAAGTTTGTAGCACGGATGAGCACATTATTCAATATAGTCGAGTGGCTCTGGACGGACATTGATGAACGCAAGCGGTTCGAAGCCGAAAAGTTTGTCTACGACGCTGAAGAAGACCTGGGCGTCGACGTCTATCCGTTCGCACACCTGATCGTCGAGAATGGTTCTGTAGAACTCGTCTCTGCGGTACATTTCTAGATCTATCCTCTCGTAGAACGACCAGTAACTGAAGTTGAAGAGCAGGTTGTTCTGGAGACCCCACGGGCCCTGACCGAAGTGGTGGTATATCTCATTAAGGGTAGTTGTCGTTATCTGGACTATGAGATCGTTGGGAAATCCTTGGTAATCCTCCGGAACCTTGACTGGGACTGTAGCACCCAGACTGACAGCGCTCTGTTCGATCTGCTTGCAGCAATCGTAAAGCCTCCGCTTGATGATTCGATGGTGTTCTTTATTAAGGACGGGCTGATACTTGAGCCCCAGGTATGGTAAGATATGGTCGTAGATAAGAAGCGTATCCATTATACAGTCAAGTGTTTTTTTTATTGGAAATGAACCGCTTTAACCACTTCGACGCCTTCAGTTTATCGGCTGGAGTCGGTTTCACCCGGAGAAGTCTCGCCAGTTTCCTCCCCTCTGGTGTCTGCATCGACGACTTCCATATTTCCTGAGTCGAAGGCATGTTTTAGACATACCCAACATTTTGTGTAACCCCTTTAAGCGAAAGGGTTTATAGAGAACGTCCTACAACGTAGGATACAATGCTGCAACCCCCTGTCGCCCTGGACCCAAGGGAAGTAGAGCGCCTTACCACGCCATCGATTTCCCGACTTCAAATCCATGAACTGCTGGGGTTCAAGCCCCGCAATCTTGACATCTACAGGCAGGCCTTAATACATAAGTCTGTGTTGCGCTTAACCAAGTACTTACCCCCCCAGGAGGTGCCTAAGTATATGATTGAGTCCAATGAGAGATTGGAGTTTCTCGGAGACGCCATCCTCAGCTGCATCACAGCCGACTTTCTGTACAAGAAATACCCAGCCGAGGATGAAGGCTTTCTGACCCGTGTCAGAAGCAAACTCGTAGACACAAAGGCCCTGTCAACCTTCGCCAAGAAACTGGGTCTTGGGAATCATGTTATAATGAGCAGACACCTACAGAGCCTGGATGAACGCAACAGAGAGAAGATGCACGAGAATATATTCGAAGCGTGGATAGGGGCGATATACCTCGACACCAATTTGGAATACGCCCGCAAGTTTATATTACATGTGTTTGGCACCCATGTAGATTGGAAAGCCGTGACTACCGATACAAATTACAAGGACCAGGTGCTGCGACACTGCCAGAACGCAAAGATGTCCAACCCCGAGTACAAGGTACTGGAATCGAGTGGCCCACCGCACAACAGGACATACAGGGTCGGTCTCACGATCGACAGCAAGGTGATGGGAGAGGGGGTTCACCAGCAGAAGAAGGCAGCGGAGCAGCAGGCGGCACTTGAGTCTCTCATGATACTAACTCGACGCAGGCGGAAATAACATATTGAGATATACCAAATTAGAATGTCGTACCAGGTTCGTAAGGTCAGTCAGGAAGACATCCAGCGTTACAGGGAGGCACAGAAAGATCCCAGGAGCCGACCGGGTGTCAGGCGTCAGGTTATCGCTCGACCCAGACAGACAGCACCAGGACACGCACAAAGACCGACACTGCCTCCCAAACTACGGAAAGTCAGGCCGATATGCGAGGCCTCCTGACGAAGGGACCTCGGTATACACGCTGTCAGCATATTCACTTTCGGCGGCTGATGGGTCTCTTCAAGAAACTGCAGGTGACTGTGGTGTACACTCCGCACAAAGTCCGGGGCGAAGACTACATCGACGGAATAGAAATACGGCCCTGTGCAATGTATGCCGTCAACTTCGAAGACCCCAAGAGGAATATGCGCTTCTTAGAAGCCGCCCCAGAAAGAGAATTGCTCTACGCCTTTATGGGGGCACATCAACGCTCTTATCTTTCGGATATCCGCCTGCGGATATTTTCTATGGATAAACTGGAAAATACGGTGGTGGCAAATACGGGGGACTGGCACTTCAACAACATCGTGTATTCCGATTCACAGAAACGGGGAGGCGGTATTCGTTGTGCCCTTCGGGTTCCGGTCCCAACAGCATTCGGCTGTGGGAATCCCTCGCAGCGGGAGCGATCCCTGTGGTCTTGGCTGACACTCTGGAACTACCCGCCCACCCCCTATGGAAAGACGCAGTCGTGTTCCTCCCAGAGGCCGAGCTCGGGAACCTCAAGGCGGTGTTGGACGAGCACGAGCCCAAGGAGACTACAATGCGCCAAAATTGCCTTAGATTATATGAGCACTTCGGGGGCAGTTACTCAGCCTGATTATACGAGGGTACTCCCTCCAAAGACCTTCCCAATCGGGATGTCCAGGCGGAGACCTACCACTATTGACGTAAGTAGAATGATCCATCCGTAGTAATACTGATTGGGCAGCGTTCCTATAACTCTTCCATTGCTATCCTTCATCCTTCCATTCCAGGCGGATATGTGCTTCACCTCTTCATCCACAGTGAAACCCTCATTGCCCTCATCGAGCTGCTCCTGGATATCATTAACATCTCTCTGCAAAATGTCTATTTTCCGAACCTTGCCCGAAGTGTCTGGCTCCAGTACCTGCCACTGGAAACCGAAACTAAGAAGTGAGAACATAATAATACAGTAGATGGTTTTCTGCTTGCTCGAAACGACGGATTTAGTGGAGAGGAACAGGGCGCTCGCAACGCCGCAGATGGTCATTAGAGCTCCCGTGTTGATCCTGTTGGGGTTATCGGTTTCGCTAGAGTATGCCCAGTTGAAGCGTGTCTGATTGGTGTAACTATTGAATGTAATCAGGTTGACAATACTCTGGACAAAAATAGAAGTATTGCTCAGCATTCGGTCCGTAAAACTCATTTTCGCAAACTTCGGGACGTTGATCACTTTCGTTATCGCCTCCAGTAGGGGGTTGCTTATGAACAGATCAAGAAGGACGGTGATGCTGTATCTGAAGAAATCGGGTGACCAGAACTTGGAGATCACCGTGAGCCAGCCGAGAGTCATGTTCGCATTGGGATTAGACGCTGTCTGGTTGAAGTACCTCCAGCCAGCATCCTTCCCAATGCCCATGTCGAGCATGAAACTAATGGCTGGAATCAAGACGAAACCGTAATTTATGAAAATGTCCGTTTTCGAGTAACCCACATACTTCATCATAAGTTGGGTCGCCACTGTGGTCAAGGCTAGGATCACCGAGACCATGGTTCCTCTACTGTACTCCCGCAGGTTCACTTTCTTGTTGTAAGCAGTTCTGACGTCTGTGTAACCGATCAGGTCTTCCTGCTTCCATACTTCCTCGTCGATTATGTTCGATCCATTCTGCGTGTCCTTCCATGCCTGGATGACGTCCGGATCCTGTTTGAACTTCAGGGATTCCATCATGTCCTTCCTCCTTAGGATGTATAGGACCCACATCGACAGTAGGGCCACCGACACGATGACAAAGAGTTTATAAGTCGAATATGACTTCATTATTAATTATTATATATACTATATATTTTAATTTATCAATTAATCAAACCTGTAAAGTTCCCGCGGAAAAAATCGTAAATCTCGAGACAGTTGCGCCGCATTTGTGCCTCCTTTTCGGGGGGCACCTGCGAGAGCGCCGTAAACACCACCGAGACGAAGTGCTCCGGCAGGACGACCACGGCGGAATCCCAAAGGGGGTGTGCGGGCAAGTCCAGGGTATCCGCCAAGACCACCGGTATCGCCCCGGCCGCCAACGATTCCCAAAGGCGAATGCTGTTGGGACCAGAACCCGAGGGGCACAGCGAATACCGACTCCTCAGGAGCGTCCGGTTGTAATGCTCCGTTTTTTCGGCGTGGCTGGGGTCAGGCGCTTCGCACAGCTTCGCACTCTGTTGCGGGGAATACACGATGTCGTTGAAGTGCCACGACCCAGTGTTGCGAACGAGACAGTCGCTGCGCTCCGGTAGGTCGAATATTCTGAGTCGCACGACCGACATGTAACCCTTCTGGTAGCCACCGACGAAGGAGTAAAGCAGGTCCCTTTGGGGCGGGGATTCCGCTTGGGAAAACGTCTTGTTTCTGGTCGGGTCTTCGAAGTTCACGGCGAACAGCGGGCAGCCCACCAGTTCGATGCCGTCGATGCTCCCTTCGTTCTTGACCTTGTGCGGGGTGTACAGTTTCCTGATCCCCAGGCGTTTTAGCAGCGGGATGAGCGTTCGGAAATGGATGTGCTGACAGCATGTGTAGTACTCCAGGTCTTTGAGGCAGCGAGGCTTGACCATGTTGTAAATGTCCTGAAGGTTGTACCTCTTGTCGATGACCGTCGCCCACGGGACTGGCATGTAGTTCTGGTGGTGTCTGTTCTGCTCCCAGAAGGTTTTTTCCGTGACGGCGGGGTACTGCCAGAATAACTGGGGAGTGTACATATTGCTATTGCTTTCGTTATTATACGGCGAAAGTAAACTCAAGAAGCGGAAGCATTACGGGTATTATAAAGGACCCGAACTTCAGTATGGTGATTTTTGGAACAGGGAGAGAATGGAGAAGCCGGAGTACCGAGGACAAGGGCGATACTTCAAACAATCAATAAACGGCAAGGTGAAAAACTCTGACTATTTCGAAAAACAGATGAGTATTCTACGGTCTTGGTGTCTCACGCTACAAAATACACTTTTTGATAGAATAATTATTAAACATACAATTAAGTGACACTGTAGAAATTGCATTCTTTAACGGCTCTAGCAGGAACAGACCTGTTCAATTAAACGCTAATCAAAATTATACACTCAACAAATACTCATTTTCACCTATGAACCTTGAATATGCTGACGACGTGCGTAAGATGCTTAAAAATATCCGTGGATATTTGTCACACAAGGTGGAGCCGGGAGACTCGACGAAGCCAGCAAATTACTCTCTCGGGGACGCAGAAGAAGCCAGCACGCAGGAGATGGCTTTGCTGAACAGGAAATGGCCTCACTATGCACTCAAGAACCCTGCACATTATGCAGTGCTGTGCGCTGCAGGCCCGACATACTCAGCTCATTACCCAGGCATTTTCTCCCCACCAAGGGACCCAGATCATTTGCGGCAGGTTCCATTTCAGGCAATTTCCGTTAAGTCGCGATGGATAAGTGATGATTTGAAGAGTTTCCTGGGACTCGGGGCATACGCGATGCTTAGTCACAAGGAAATTCTGAATAAGATCACGTACTACATCCTGGATAACGAGCTCAGTGAGGGGGTGGGTCTGCTCCCAATCGACGTTCGGGGAATCACGCCTGCATCGAAGGCTCTCAATGAGTTTCTCGGGTGCGGACGTGTCAACTCGTTACTCGGGTGCGGACGTGTCAACTGGTACTCGCTGAGGCAAGGGGTCCACACGAGGAAACACCTCCTGGAGAAGGACTGTGCGGCCCCAGAGTACCTGTCTCATGAGCTAATGGAGTTTCTCGGTGTCAGCACGCTGCTATCAAGAATAGATGTCACTGAGAGGTTATTCGTTTGGGTTCGAGCAAATGGTCTCGATAACGGACGTAGCTTGGACGTATGGAGCGGTGAACCAGGCGCAAAGATTTTGCATGCACTGTTGCGCCCAGAAGCTGGCGACACCGTCACTTGGGACAACTTCCAGATGTACCTGAATAAGCATTTCCCTATGTTCCATATGGCTAACGTCGTCATGGTCAAGTGGTCTCCGGACGAGGAACGGCGCCTTCCAATGGACGTGGCTGAAACGATCCGGAGCTTCCTGCCCCACTGTTAAAATTAGTATTATCTTTCTCACTGAGCCTTAAAAAAATATATATTGACGATCCAGATGAATCCTACTGGGGTCCGTACGATAAAATTCGCCTCCACGCCGTAACTTACGCTGATTGATACATTTGAGCCGTGTGTAAAAACTACATGCGGTTCAAGTATATTTCGATACCCTCGAAAGTAGAGTTTCGAGGACTCGCCTCGGAGTGGCGCCGGGGGCGGTGCGGGCGGCTGTCGGTCGAAACAGGGTAGTTGGTAGTACTATATAATGCTTCCGTATTTCTTTCGCCTCTTGTCTCCTCTCCTTGGTGTTACGTCCCTGGAGCCTCTAGTACGATTACGGGGTGGAGACCGGGTTGGACTTCTGGTCGTTGGTGATGGCCTCCGCCTCTTCAACGGAAATGCCCGTGCCGTCGCCGTAACCTTAGCGCCATTAGGTCGCCTGTCTATGTACTCCATCGTGCTATTTTTAAATTCAATGGAGATGTACGATGGGTCAAAAATGTAGTCCGAATAGAAGTCTACCACTGTCAGCAAAAACCCTGGGTCGTAATCTTGTACAGCACCGTTCTCTATATCGGATACTACATTCTCAACAAGATTATCCACAGTCAATCCCCGAAACGCTGCCAGAGTACGCTGACGCCGTGTCTTCCGCCGTTTATAATTTCGAACGGGACCCACCTTCCTCTGAATATTCTTCCGAATTGGACCCGTCTTCCGGGGCGTGCGTGGGGTGCGGCGGCCAAATGACGACATTTCCATATCTTGGGGGTCCTCCTCCTCTGAGGAGAAATCGCCAGTGGCGTCGCTCAGTTTTCGGAGCATCGCTGCCCAAGCGGTGACGTACTTCTTAGTTTTGAGCTCTTTCCGTCCTATAACTTCCCCGCTATTCACCATTTCTATCTGCCGAACCATTGAGTCGAAGAAAGCTTCGTGTTCGATCGTCCACTTCTTTTTATTCTTCGTCCAGTTCTTGAATTGCTGAGTACTATCCACTTCTCCAAGAATGTCGCTGAGAGGAAGCATATTGTTTTCGACAACCCTGTTGTCCTGTTCGCTGAAACTGGTCCCATCCGGTGTCCTGTAGAAATACCCTTGCTCGTCGAAGGACACGTAGTTATAACTCATGCGATCTTTATTTCCTTCGACCTTCCTGGGGTACATTGATTTTCCCAATGTCATGAGCTGTAGCTTAGCTGCCTTTACGTAATCCATTACCCCAACCTCGGGAGGTGCGAAGCTGTCCCATTTAACCCGAAACGATAGGGTGCTGCCCTCACCTCTGATCGCAATGGTCTTTCCATCGTACTCCTCCTTGCTTTTATTTATGTACCGAACCTTCTGATCGATCTCTGTGGGCTTTACCTTCGTTCTCCCGCCCTTGCCCTTTTGTGTCTTGACTTCGTAAAATTCAGTTTCGTACGTCATAAACATTACGTAGTACTTTATCTTATCCCAAGTCATCGTGTACCACTTGTTCATATACAAGCCAATGTCGCCTGCCTGGTTGTTGGCCTTGTCGGCGAGCGTGTAATAATATGACAGTTTGGGTGGCCGAGGGGGTGCTGGTGCTGCTGTGTAATCCGGGTACGGCGCACACGGCGTCGGTGCGATGTCTATTCCTATAGATTTTGATACATTTTTCACTAGGGGGTTAATGCTCCCCTGTGTTATTGCAACCTTCGGCTTCACTGCTGGCACATTTTTCTGAAGAAGATGTGCATAATAGTAGGCAGGTTGGTCTTTGGTTACCAAATTGAGCCCTGGCGTGAAAGTAGTCGCATAGACCTGGCCCCAGTCTCCCAAACGTTTTATCTCCATGAGGCGACATATCCGCCTGGCCATTACCGCATCCATCGTCTGGCTAACAGATGCCACCAGGGCCAGAATTATCTGCGACAGTTCTTCCTTACTTGGACCCCTGTTCTTGCACGTGATGTGTATTGGCTTGTTATCGCTGCCAGCCCAGATCTGACAATTACCGAACTTGTTCCTGTTTCCGATCTTCCAAGGCCTGGCATTGCTGAAGGGAGGGGGGAAGCTGCCAAAGTAAACGTACACGTTCCCGAACCACGTATCGAACTCCTCATTCGGAATCTTGCTGAAAAGCATATGTACGCCGTATTTTTCGAGCGTATACCTTACCTTGCCTGTGAGAGAAAAAGTCATATCTATTGGCATATTGCGTGTAGTCACGCCATTCACTGGGATCTTTTTCGTCCCTAATTTCGAGGCTATGTAATTCTCCGCAAGTGTTGCACTGGTGCCTTGGGAGTCTGTCAGCGTGAACATAGTAAGGCCGTTGTTGAGGAGTCTGTTGACGGGCTTCCACGAGGATTCCGTCTTGGGATTATGGGGACGAGCTCTGGAATTGGACGGTCTACAGAAGGGCATCCCTATGGGACTGGCGTCTTTCGACAATATTGGCGGATTTTTCCAGAATTGTGGTACCCCTGTGCCGCCGTAGTATGTGATGGATTTCTGTTGAATGGCACCTCCCGAGAATATCTCCTTTTTTATATCGGCTTCGGTCAGGATTTTCCCCTGGAAATCGACAATCCCGGACACCTTCCACGCTTTCGCACAGAGTTTCTGTACGTTGGCACCTTTGAAATCGTGATTGACGCTATCTGTGAATGCCAGCTTGGCTATCTCCGAGGGTTCCTTTGCCCCGAACTTGCTCGGGTACGTTCCGACATGCATTCGGTTATTATACACTTGCAAGTTGCATCCCTTGCAGTAGCTCTTGTACGCCTTGCCCATACTGACAGCTTGTCGGCCAGTGCCGAACATCATCGTGAATGTCGGTTTCGACCGTGTTGTCGTGTCTATCCTAATATTGGATTTCCCATTAAATATAAACAACATTTTTTATATGTTATATTAAATTCTTCTTCTTATACTTCGGCTTCGGCTTCGGCTTCGCTGACCCCATCATTCCGCCATCCGAACCACGGGAATTGGGAAAGTTGAGAGGAGGACCGGGTCGGTAGTCGAAGTGCATAGACATTGTCATCGACCAGTTGGCGCCGTTAATGTCAAGCGGGTTCCCCTCGGCGTCCTGGAGCACGACGACGAAGGTGAGGATGCTCTGGTTGGTGAGAAGGTAGTGCACCAGTTCCGTCGGGATGTAGTTGATGTACTCCCCGTTGCACACGCCGACCGGGACCCGTGCGATGGCGTCGTGGTGGTTCACCGTGTTGTAGTTCAACCCTTCTATCCTGATGAATATGTTGGGCTCCCCAGCTAGGTTGGGAAAACTCGTGCCCGCTACGGGTCCGCTTCCGAACACGTAGTATTTGACGCTGCCGATTGTTTCGGTGGCCGTCCCCCCCACGCCGAGGTAGTTGTCTACCGGGATCTTCAGGCTGCTGAAGGTGCCAGTGATAACGAATCGCAGCGACACGGTGCTGTACGCCAGCACGAGGTCGTGTTCGGCGAAGGTCTCCGTGAGTTGTTCGGTGGTATAATAGCCAGTGGGTATGGTAATCTTGACGCCGTCGGCGTACACCCTAAAGCGCTGGATGTTGTACATCGAATTGGGCATCAGGAAATTGGTGATGCCGATGCGGGGGTACACATTTTTTGGCAGGACGATGTACTGGGATAGTTTCACTTGCTTGGTATTGGTATTGCCGAAAGCGTGTATCTCGACGCTAGAGTACTGCGGCTCTTTCATATTTACTCACCGACAATAAATAAATCCTAGGAGGGTGACGAAATAATTATATTAGCGAATGGTAATAAAAACAATGCCCCCCAAGACCCAGAAAGTACACTTCGGCCCTCGTGGGGGAAACTTCACCATTCAGCGCAACAAGTTCGGCCAGCCAGTCCGCCGGTACATAGACCAGAGCAGACCCGGTGCATTCGGTAAGGTATGCCGTGCCAAGTGTTGCTTCGGTTGAGGCCGTGAAGATATTAGTTAAACCGTTATAATTATTTATTAGGAAGGAAAATATGACGCTGCGCCGCACAAACCCTAGCACGTGGCCGAAACGCCTTCCTCAATTAAGCAAATAAAAACAACATATATATAATGAATTAACAATGCCCTACCCTCACCAGGACTATTTCCTGAACCTACGGATCGATTCCCTCACCAAGGATGACATCGACAGTGTATACCAGAAGGCTATGGATGTCGGACAGTACACATCGTCAAAATCCCCTGGTCGTATTTCCAAAACCCGCGTGTCAACCAACTCAGCGGGTGTCAAAACTCACTTTGAGACTACGACTGGGCGAGTGAAAACGGGGCGTCCCGGGCCACCCGTTCCCCCTCGCCCACTTACACTGGAAGAGAAGCAGGAAAGGCTGTACGCAAGCAGGTGAAGAAAGCCCTGCGTTTCATTGACAGCCTGTCTCAGCAATCCGGCACCCGCCTTCGTCGGTGGGCACTAACCCCACGCACCGTCAGCCTCTGTACACCCAAGCGGTTGCGTATTCGCCCTTCGGGACGACCGATGTTCTTTCGGAGGTGGTGGGCACCGAAGTGATGACCACGCAGACCAAGCGTGTCGTCTTCCGGGGTGCCCAACCGGACGTCGTCGATGCGGTCTCTGAGGCGGGGCGGTAATCAATGGCATTCCAATTTAGAGGTTTGTCATTAATAATAATAAAACGTGAATATTGCCTAAAGATGGACAGGGAATTGGAAGATTTACAGGCTAATATGAAAAGTGAGATCAATGAAATTAAGGAAAAGTATAAAAATTTGAAATTAGAAGTACGAAGTAAATATAAGAAAGCGAATACGAAAAGACGCTCCATTCCAAAAACATTGAAAGATAACGTATGGAACAAGACTTTTACCGAAAGAAACGGTGTGGGACAATGCTTTGTTTGCACAGGGAAAATAACAAGCCGTTCATTTGACTGTGGACATGTTATATCCGTTGCTAAGGGTGGGACGGACCAGTTAAGTAATCTAAAGCCAGTTTGCTCCACGTGCAATAAGTCAATGGGAACTCAAAATATGATAGAGTTCAAGGAAACGTTTTTCAAAGACACACAGTCACACGCCACTCTCGGGATCCTGCAGTATCCCCCTCACGTCCGCCAAACCCTGGCACGCTTCGCATAGTCCAGGTCGTTAAATGTTCAAAGCGTTTAAAAAGAAAAGCACTTTAAACAGTAAAGTATGAATTACAATTTTACAGCACTTGTGGCGAAGGCAGTCACCAATGAGCATCCGTTTTTCTTGCCCCTGTGCCTGACCAGCTACGTGGCGGTGACTGTGTATGGTGTCCACATAGCCACCAAGTGGCAAATCGAAAAGATCCACGAACACCTGACGCACCTTGAGCATATGGTATTCACGAAATGGGTACAGAAGGACCCCGACCCCATTCTGGAATCGGATTCGGAATCGGGGGGTAGCGAAACGTCGTCAGGGAGCATCATCAAAGCTCTGGTGTCCTTCGCAGCGAACGACTCCGATGTCGACCTCGAGGTCTTGGAGGACGTTCTCGACTCGAGGTCGACGGACGACATTATGCTGCGGAAGATGGAGAAGTATGTCGAATTCTCCCAAGTGTCGGGGGAGATACGTTCGTGGATCCTTGGGCTCGACACGCACAAGGAGAGGGACACCTTTTTCAAGGTCTTCCCGCTTAAAGCGATAAAACACTTTAAATCGGGAATCACCGCTCTATGCCCTTTATAGCCCGCCCCCTTCAAAGCCATCTACGTCCTGTAGGTGGCTTTTTTGCGTGAGTAGAATTAAATTGTTTGTTTATTTTTATAGATTGTTTATTAGTCCATCTGGTCCTTTAACCACTCCTTCCCGAGGAAGTCCAGAACGATGCTCCAGGCGTCGCTGCATATCTTCCGGCCCGCCCTATCCTGGGCGTTCTTCAGGAATACGGTGATGTTCGACGTCATATGCTTATTCCCCTTGTTCAGTTTCACTTGTTTAATATTTTTCTTGCAGAATGACTTGAGGGTCTTTCCAGAGAAGAACTTCACAATGTCTTCGATGTCATACTTGTCCTTGTGATTGTCGAGCACGCTAATGAGTTCTACAGAAGAGCCGCTAGCGTTTAGCTGCTCTGCTGAGGCCACCTGCTGTAGCATACGGTGCGACAAAAAGGGGAGCATGGGGTTCCCACCGTGCGACAGACCTAGACCAGACCGCACTGCGGAACTTACATCCGCAACTGCGTTCTCGTATTGGCAGCGGCGTCTAGCCTTGTATACGAAACAGACACGGTTATTGTGTAGATTTCTCACGGCACGGCACCGGGAACACCGGCAAAAACGAGGATGGAAATCTATACCCACATCTGTGCAAAAGTGTGTGTATTGCTCACACCACAGGGGTAGAGGATAATCGTCCTTTCCCCAATCCACAGTGGTGTCATTGGCAGCATGGATCAGTTCATTGACCTCGGCGATACAATGGCCGCATTCGCATTTTTTGTATCCAGAGGGAAAGTATTCCATGGGGTCGGTGCGCACGGTCGGTTCTCCAATGGAGTACCGAAAAGCTTGGGGGTCAAATAATCCATAGGACCACCTAAATCCATTCACAGGCGCGCCGCTGAACATGTTTTTGATATCTTGTAAATCTGCTTGATTATCCGCAGGCACTATCGGCATGTGGTCGCAGGGTTTGTATTGAGGAGTCATGATGTTATTTAATTCTGATTGACTGGCGGTCTCTGTTCTAGGGCTTGATAATAGTGCACTTTTTAGTATATATAATATTTCAAAGGGGGAATTACTTGTAGCAGTCGATCACTATGGACATGGGGCGGAACGGCGACTGCACCCGGGCGTCATGGTCGGGGGTGCGGCTGATCCAGCCCAGCGAGTAGTCGATTTCGTTAGTGACGGGAAACCCGTTGTCGTAGTAGTGTTTGAAGTGGCAGTTGTCGAGAGGGAAACTGGTGGACCCCAAGAGGCTTCGCACCGTGGGGTAGCTCGGAAACCACACGTGACCGCCGTTCACGACCGACTGCGTGTCCACGTCGAACCGCCCCCCTCCGCCAGCGTCAAAGACGATGCGGCCCTCAGGGTCCTTAAGGGAGCGGTCTCGCAGGATATCGCAGTTGTAGTCGGGCATCGAAAGACGGAATAGTCCACCTGGCTTCAATATTCGGTGAATGTCGTTGATACAGGCGCACAACTGTGCGTACTCTATGTGCTCCATAACGTCCTCCGCCTGTACGATGTCTACCGAGTCGTCCTTGAGCGGTATGCGGTAGGTGACGTCGTGATGGATGTGCGTGCCGTCGCTCTTGTTGAGTGAGAGCCCGACCCAGTCCTTCTTCGTGGCGTCTCGTCGCTGCTGCTCCATATCGCCGAGGTACAGATATATTTCATCGGCGTTTTCGATGTCTTCGAACTTCATTAAATAATTATTATTTATTTTTTTAATGGGTGGTTTGAACGTTGGTCGCCGCCTTTCTGCGTGAAGTTGCATTTCTACCTACCCTTAGCAGGCTCACAGCCACACAATCAGCCACACACAACTGAACAAACCCACCATACTCTCAACACACTCTCAACACTCAATCACCTCAATCATGTCTTACGGCAAGATGAAGTACCTGCTCGGAGACCTGCCGGTCCGTGGATCCTGGAAGTCGGACAAGGTCGGGATGTACTCGATGACGCCCGTCATGCTCTCCCAGTGGATCTTCAAGAAGATCGGCGTCGGACATACCGACACCGTTCTGGAGACCTGCGCCGGTGTCGGTGCGGACACTGCCGTTCTGTGTAACCTGGGAGCCCGGGTTATGACATACGAGCCTGACCGCACCCGCTTCCGGATGCTGCGAGACAACCTCCGGGTTTCCACCACTTTGGGCATGCAGAAGCATATGACCTCGCTGAACAATGAGGTATGTGATATTTCCTGGAGTTCCGAAGCCAACGTCGTGTACCTCGATGTCCCTTGGGGCGGCGAGGACTACAAGGACGCCAAGGTCATCGAGAAGATGTTCCTCGGGCATCTCGAACTTGGCGACATCGCAAAGGCCATCCTCGGTGACCGCTGCGACGACGTCAAAATAGTTTACAAGCTCCCTCCCCAGTACGACTGGCGGAAGCTGCAGGATACCTGCCTACGGGCGGGCGCCGGCGAGGACTTCAACATCCAGACCGAATACATTACGCCCCCGCCGGGCCCCGTCCGCCGAGACGGCACCAGAAAAATACCCAACATCCGATGGTTTGTGGCAACCTTCAGCCGTTGAAAAATAAATAAAAATAAATAAAAATAAATAAAAACCTAGAAACACGCACCCCCATAATGCCCCGTGAAGCAGGCCACGCTGCCCCAGAAGCTGGGCGGGACCTTTGTCCTGATCTTCGGCATCATCTGCGCCGCTATTTCCGCTGCGGCGGTGTGGAAAAGAAACAACAAGGACTTCCAAGGGGCTGTGCTCATTGGAGGAATGATAGGAGGCGGAGGCAGCGTGCTCTCCGACAGCGTGAGCGGGCTCAAGGGTTTGGTGGATTAAAAACAGGTTTTTTAATTATTATATTGTGTCAATAAATATTGTCACGTATGCGGAAAAGTCAAAAGGAAAGACTGCATTTAAAGCCCTGAAACGGTATAAGGAAAGACCAGTACAAGTTAATACCAATCCCAAAAATGCTCGTAAAACTCATCAGTTACTCTACCCCGGCGCCGGAGCTGTGTGAAAAGGGCATCGGCGATGCCTTGGACCTCGTTGCGTTTTGTGCGCGGGTTTCCAACCCTACTAATCAGTTCAATACCGAAACATCAGAGAAGCTTATTCAGTATCTAATTAAGCACAAGCATTGGTCCCCACTTGAGATGGCCAGTGTATGTTTGGAAATCGAAACTACAAGGGATATCGCTCGTCAGATGCTTCGGCACCGGAGTTTCAGTTTCCAAGAGTTCAGCCAGCGGTATGCAGATCCGACGAAGGATCTTAGTTTTGTTGTCCGCGAGGCTCGTATCCAAGATACCAAGAATAGGCAGAACTCCATCGTAACGGACGATCCCGAACTTCAGAAGGAATGGACCCGAAAGCAAGAACAGCTCATCGCGCTGTCAAAGGACACCTACACATGGGCAATCGCAAACGGCATAGCCAAAGAACAGGCGAGGGTAGTGCTACCAGAGGGGAATACCGTGAGTAGATTGTATATGAATGGAACAATTCGGAGCTGGGTTCACTACATCGAGCTCCGTAGTGAAAACGGCACTCAAAAGGAACACTGCGATGTAGCAAAGGCTTGCGCAACCGCCATAGCCTCTATATTCCCCTTGATATCTTCACTCTAATGTACATCAAAATGGTCATACCAACAACTCAATGCTGATATACGATATATACCGTATCAAAAACGGAACGATAATGATGAACAACGCGAGCTTCTTCCTCCTCTTGCAAAGTCGTGAGAGCAGAGACTTCTTGTCGTATTGCAACATACTAATCGTGTTAATTGTTTCGTATGTCAACGTGCTCTCCAGTTCTTTAAACGTCGTCAGGTGGTGATGTTGACCCGATATCAGTATGGTCGCCACGGCCATTGCCGAACCGACTACCAATTCCTTTTTTAGTGTATCATTGAAGGGTTTCGATCCAAGTCGTAGATTCGGACAACTTCTTATCTTCTTGATAGGTGTAACTACAAATGACGTCATCCTTCACATTGCACTCATCCTTTAATACATATACACCATCTACTTGTCGTGTATCAATCTAAACTATATCGACGTCGCCCAAACCATAACGACGTCGTCCATAGTGTGCGGGAGATTGTGAGCAATTCGTTGGTTGTCCGCTGAGTAGGAAAAATCGGTCTAGGCTGCCTCTAAGCCACATACGGGGGTCACCAATTGGTACTTTTCATATGAACAGTTAATATTACATCAGCACCAGTATGTGGCGTCGATGTAACGATAACAGTCGCTAGAAAAATGATAACTTCGACATGAGCTAATTTTCTAGCAATACTTTCTGTAACGCCCGATGTACCTACAGATCGTACATGTGCAGAAGAACTTCGACATGAGCTAATTTTCTAGCAAGACTTTTTGTAACATGCACTGTAATAAAATATAAAAAGGATATTAATACGATTATTGGTAAAAATTGATATCGGGACTTGTGTAGACTAAGGTTTGCCCCAATGACTACTACACAAGTTAACGAAAAAAGGACTGATACACCTATCCACGCGAGTCTGAAGCCTTCTACCCGCCGATCCACCAATTCGTCTCGCTGGTCATTGAACGCCATTATTATGTATAACAAATATTATTAACATCACATCTTGTCATCCTTGCAGCCCCCACGAGAGTCGAACGGCGTCGTCTGGTAGGGCATGTTCCCGACCCGCCCGATGAGCGGATCCCGGGTCGACCGCTCCTCCAGGCGGATCTTGTTCTCGCTTTGGCCGACCTTTGCCTCACGGGTCCCGCTGGCGGTGAATTGCTCTCGGACGTTCTCCCGCTCCTTGCGCCCAAGGTGGAACGTGCCCATCTGCTGCTTCCCGTCGACCGGTAGGTTGGTGCGTCCGGGTGCGGGTCGGTCCTCGGCGTGAATGCGTGCGCTGCCTTCGGCGTTGCGGTAGCTCGCCACCGAAGTCTGTCCGGTGTGTGCCAGACTGCCGACACTGTAGAACTCGTTTTCGGTGGCTCGCTGCGTCTTGCGGGCGTCGTCGCCTGGTCGCTGCGTGAGACCGCTGCTGTTGTATACGTTCCCCATAGCGTCGCTCACTGTGTTCTGACGCAGCGTGGAGCGGGCGGAGTCCTGTACTGGCCGAGTCCCCATATTGACCGCCGAGCGGCCCAACTGGAAGCGCTCGTTGGATTCGCCCCGCTGGGTCTCGTTCACATACGCCTCGTTGACTTTCATTCCATTGGGGCGGTGTCCGTGGTTGACCGGGAGCGTGTGGCTCGTATTGTGTTTGATGTTGTGGCTGTCGGTAATGAAGCTGTTGTAGCGAACGGGTGCGCTTTGGGTCTCGCTGGAGTTGAATGCTGAGTGAGTGTTTTCGACGCCCCGGAGGGTGTCGCCCCGGTGCTCGTGGTCGGCTTGTTCGGCGTGACCGAGGAGGTGGTACTTGCCCGCCACCATTGGTCGGTTTTCGGTGGTCACGAAGGTGTTGCACTTTTTCGAGACGAACGCCTTGTCGTTTGTTTGCTGACCGAAACCTTCGGCGCTGCTGTCGAGGTTCCCGAGAAGGCCCGATGCGAAGCTGGCGGGTCCTTGGGATTTTGAGTAGTCCTTGCCTGGGATAATCTGCTTGTTCTCCTGGCCCCGGGTGGTTGTGGCGGCGAGGTCTCGGTTTTCGACCCGAGTCGTGTCGTACAGACCCTGTCGTCCTGGGACGTCGGCGGCGAGACCGAGCCCGGGCCCGACCTGCACGGACTCGCATGGCTTGAGGTCGTGGCGGCGCCCGGACGGGTTCGTGAAGCGATCGGCGTCGGGTCTGCTGAGGGGCGTTCCGAAGACGTTTCCTTCGTTTCTTTCGTTGGGGGCAAAGATGCTCCCGGGCTGATGGGAATCGCTTTTGTTGGGTTTGAGGGCGTCCCTCCCCGTGAACTGTCCCAGTTTGGATGCGTAGGGAGTCTTCTCGTCGAAGCCTGCGTTCACTGAGCCCGCTGCCCCAGTGTTGCTCAGCGTGTAGTTTCCGGTGCGGACCCCCGTTCCCGCCATGTTCTGCTTGACGTTGCCGAATGGAACGAAGTTGTTGTGAATGTAGTCCGTGAGGGGTCGGTCTTCAAATGAGCGCAGGGCCTGTTTCTCGAAGTTGTCCCGGTTCATGGCTTCGCAGTTGCCACAGTTTTTTTGAACGTACTCCTTAGCCTTGGCCTTGAGAGCGGCGTCGGCCACCTTGGGGTAGAGTTTCTGGACCTTGGCGTTGTCTCTGGTGGCCAAGGCGTGTTTCATTTCGCTGTCAGCGGTATTCGGTCCGTAGGGTGCTTGGCCGAAGTTACTTCGGTCACTTCGCAGATAGTTGGATAGGAATAAAAATACGCCAATTCCACCGAGAGTGAGTTGGTCCATCTTTTATACTATGCTAACATTTAAAACGCCTAAATAAACCGTTTAGCGTTCGGTATATCTGCTGTTGATACCTCCTCGCTGCAGCTGAGGTTCGCTGGTCCATTTGTTCTGTATCATCACGCCCGGGCGAGTGTTGAACATGTTCTTGTTCATAGGGGTAATTTCGTATTGCGTGGAACTGGTTACCTTCTCGGAGTCGGTCAATGTGGCGGTGTCATAAACGTTCATCTTCTTGCCCTCCTGAAAGGTGTAATACGAGTTGACCTTCCGCCGAGTGGCTAGCGTGTCAAGGTCTGTGACCCCAGCGTCGGGGATAGCGACTGGGGTTTTGTTTTCGAACACGTCGGTCGTGTTTGTATCCAAAGTCTTCGTAAGTTTCTTCGACGTCCCCATCAATTCGGTCGAGACACCCACGAGATCGGGCGGAAGTTTGGAGAATTTGTTCTTGGCCCCCGTGGACAACGTCGCCGTCGTCTTGTTGGTTTGCCCATCGGTCATCCAGCGGAACGGGCTCATGCTCTGGTCTATAGAATCCATCTTTGTCAATAACAATTATTATTTTTTGAATAGTAATTACACAGTCCAGTTCTGCCCGATGATTACCCTATCGTTCCGGGTAGGCTCTCCCTGACGGGAATCCCTTATCGGGTTGTTCCCGACGGACCCGAAGTTGGGAATTACCAGACCGTCTCCACGAACGAAATCGGGGTCGACTGGAACCATATCGCTGGTTTCATATCCTTGGGATTCCACCTGCGGCGGAATGAAGTCGTTCCGGTGCATCTTGCTTTCACTGAGAAGCTGCTGGCCCTTCTTGCAGCGGATTTTCCCTCCCCAGCGCAGCTCGCTGTGGGCGTCAATTTTCTTCTGACTGACTGTGTCACTGCCGAGGAAGGCCGAGTTAACGGGAAGTGTATGTATTGTGGGAAGTTCATTGAGGCTTGTAGGCTCTGCCCTGGGTCCCAACACCGCCGCCGAATTACCGCCCCGCCGCTGACCCACACTAGTGAAAGTGGAGGCGACGGCAGTGTCGAAAGACTGCATGAAGTACCTGTAGGGCTTCTGCCCCTGAGCGTTCTGCTTGAGTGTATTCTCCGCATCGGAAAATATAGAGGTGTCTGCGTTGAAGGTGGCCATCTCTTATTAACACTAACTAAGAAAAAATATATAAGATTAAAAACCAATTATATCCTAGGAGTACAAAAACTATGGATTTCGCCGACACCGTGAATTTCGTGGTCAGGTACGAGAAGGTAGTCAAGAGCCTACCTTCCACCAGGAAGGGTGCAGGCGTCGTTCCCCGACTAGGTAGGTCTTGGATGACAAGGGACTTGAGGAACAGGGCGAGGATGATGAGTGCTAGGAAGGACTTGGTCGATCGCAGGCGAAGGGCACGGGCCATAGACGCCATTCGCAAGGTGTCCGTAGAATGGTCGTCACCGGACATGTTCAATATCCTCCCAGACGACTGCATCCTGTACCACTGCGACGACCTCGACGACTGCGAAAAAATCCGCACGGACCTGGCGGGAATCCCGCTGGTGCCTGATCACCAAGTCGTACACGTGTTCGCCGATATCCTTAGGGAAATCCGTGAGTTCATCGATTCATGCGATTCCGACGCAATGAACATACACAGCCAGATGGACGAGACAGACGAAGTCAACATGCTGTTCTGCGATATTAAACTTTAAATGCTAAAGTGACTATGTAACATTTAAAACTAATGAAGCCATTAGCTGCTGCGATGGCGTTTTCTGACATTGCTGTCTAAGGTGTCGCTACACTTCCGCTTTCGGCTCGAGGAGCGAAGTAGAATCAGGCTGCGTGCGGCTTCTCTGTGGTCGCCCCCGAACTTCAGGTCCCACTCAGTAATGGACATTCGGGACCCCATTCCCAAGTTGCAGTTGCAGCATATGGGCCGAAGGTTGGTAATACAGGTACTGCCGCCCAAAGACTCGGGAATGTCGTGACCCACGTGCCAGTCGGCGGACATACAGTGGCACATTACGTCGCACCAGGAAACTACGCATTTCGCTTGCCACACTGGACCGTTGTAATGTTCCCACACAAGTCTCGTCAAATGTTTAGGAATACTTTTCTTCATGCATACCTACGGCGAACAGTCTTTAATCATTTTACGCACCTCCTCCCGGAGCGACGCCAGTGCTGTAAGGACAGGACAGGTGGGAATACACCGACCCCTGCTTGAAGGTGTTTTCCAGACCGTCGGCATACAGGAAATTTTTAAAGTTGTCGTTGTCTTCGGGGGTCTTGTAGAATGGACGGGTGAGCGACCTGTTCCCAAAGGCATCGTCAGTGGGGACGCCGTCGGTCAGTATTGTGTCGGGCGTGGATAGTGAGTTATTGACAATGGCGGGGGTCTTCGTAGAAGTGATTGGGGGAAGCCAATTCCCAAGGGGGTTGTGGGTGTTGGTTTGGGGGTTCCCCTCGTTTTTTGGTGCTGGAGTTACTACCTCAGCCTGCCCGAAACTAGAAACATTCGGCGTGTCGAATAGCGTGTAAATGATCATGACTACCGCCACTGCCATTACGCATCGCTGGAAGATCTTCGTGTTTTTGTTTTTGATGCTGAAAACTGCGGAGACTACAATGATGAGCCGAGTGAGAGCGTTGATTTTCTTCTCCACCGGTCCGCAGATGGGGTTCCAGTCTTCGGGATCGATGGAGAGCAGAACTTGGGGGTCGTCTATCCAGAGAGCCGACATTTACCGATAGCCACTATTTTAATTAGCCCCATAAACCGACTCTAAGTATTGAAGAACCGGGGTGTTCGATTCTTGTATGTGCCGCTGATGTTCTACAATGCGTTCCTTACCTCGAATGCCGTAGGAGGAATATCCTAGTTTGATGAGACCCTGGAGGTATCTCCATATGTTCTTCTGCGACTCCTTATCGAGGTTTCCCCACAGTTCGTTCAAGCCGCTATCGGTAACAAGTTTGGAAACATTACTATTGATTTTTGCGTTTCCCAGGAAAAAATCGACGTCCTCATTGAATATATTCTCTGCATACTTGCTAACATTCTTAATAAAATACTGCATCGGCCCTCTGGGATTCGCCTTCACAAGTAATCGGTAAATCCCGCCGAACTCTTGTAATTTAGTGATGTGGGGGAACTGCCTTACTAGAATATCTATCAGTTCGCCATATAGCGTGTTGAAACTACGGACTTTCTCCATGATTCTTGATTAAGAACCAACTGCTTAAATAGTATTGAAAAATAATGTTATCCAATGACAAAGATGAAGGTCACCGTGACACAGACGATCAACAAGGCGCCCTTCAACAGTAGAAAGGCGGGCATCTTTGACCTCGATGACCTAAAAACAGGGATCAAGCTTAACAAGACCAGGGGGTTTGTCGGCGTCAATTACAGGAAAAAACTGAAAACAGACTCAAGGTTCGTTGAAACCAGTAACTACAACCGCCCCGCTCTTGATAGTTTGCCAGGGACTTGGTGTGCGAGTTGTCCCGCCAGGGAAGGCACGGCTCACGACAGCGACTGCGCCGCCCCGGAGGAAAGTGAGCTCCTCATGACGACCAAAGGCATGCTCAAACTTATCGGCGACTCCAAGACCCTTGGCAGTAATAGCGATTTACAGAAGATCAGGCAGGAATACAAAGCGGGGACTGTGACACGGGCGTCGCTTCAAGACGTCTGGTTAGGAAGCATCGTCAAGGACAGCAATGGTTACAAGCAGGTTCCTGGCAAGGTCGTGACCAATTTCCGTCACTCAGGATGGAAGGTTAGACCGGGCCCAGGTGCCCAGGTGAAAGACCCTGTAACTGGGGAAGTATACGCTAGACCGAAGGATTCCAAAACGTCAGAAGAATTGAGTTTCAATAATGCCTTGACCCTAAGATACATTGGTCAGTCGAAGACCTCGGGATCGAAGAACATAGGAGTGCGTTTGTTCGCCAGCGGTTCGGTGGAAGTGTTTTCCGCTCCCCCCGACATGCTCGACAAACTATACTCTGATCTCAAAAGGACACTGGGCAAGAGTTTCGAAATGGTCCCGAGTTCTTCCCCCATTACCAGCATGAAAATAGAGCATCGTATGTTGGACAACGTTACACTCGATGTGAACGACCCGGAAGTGCGCAAGCAGATTGAGAGCAGCATTCCAGAAGTAGAGTTCGAGTATAAGCAGCGTGTGGGAACTCTTCAATTCAGGATCGAGCAAGAAAAAATCAAGTACGCCGTTCAGATTCACAGAGGCGGTACGCTCCAGCTCGATGTGAGCAGAATAAAAAACACTGAATCACAGACAAAGGAAAATCACTATTATTCTCTCGATCTAGAATCAATCAAGGAGTATGTGGTCCGCATGGCTGAGAAGGTTAGGAAGTCTGTGAGTGGAGTTATAGCCCCCGCAGTGGAGAAGAATTCGAAGGGGCTGCTGACGACGGTCAGCGGGACGTGGCCCAACGGCCCGTGCCGTGCCACTCGCCAAGTCAAGGGCAAGACTGGAATGAAGGAGATGCAAAGACCCACACCGTATAGCTTTAGGGGGAAATGCCCAGAACCGAACCAGTACCTGATTCCACAGGGCAAGAATGGCCGTGGCGGCAAGGTATACTACCCGTGTTGCGGAATCCTCACAGGGACGGCAGAAACGAAATACCGCAATCAGCTCCTGAAAGGTTTCCCAGGTGTCGGAGACGACGCCATAGGAAACCCAGACACACAGTCTGGGGTAATCCCTCCCGAGTATTTCGTGGTGGGTGCAAAGGTGAGAGTGAAGCGACAGGGAGGGTCCCGGTCCCGGTCAGGGTCCCGTTCTCAATATGTGCAGGCCACGATGGTAGAAATCCACCCCAGCGGGAAAACCTTTGTTGTAGAACGCAAAGGCAAGTTGCGCACTATAACACGGAAGGACCTCCAGCCCGAAAGCCGCAAGTTCAAGGGCTTCTTCGAAAGGTTCAAGAATGCACCCAGCGGAATCGAAGACGATACGAGCGATCTGCTTGAGATACTGAAGCGCCTACGCCCTACCGAAGGGATCCTCAATTCCAAGTTCCCGAAGCCCAGCGTGCGACTATCGTACCTGACCATAGACGACGTCCCGTCGCTGGCACGGGCAAAGGGCGTAGCGGTTACTGAAGATCCGGGTGCAGTGCCAGTTCAGTTTTCGGTGGAGCAATCGGCCCTGTTTGTCATTCACCACGGAGTGTCGGTTTACACAGCGTCGTTGACCGCAGGATCACGCTCATCTCAACGTTCGGGAGTGGGTTTCTTCAACGCTACAACAAAATCGTTGGAACTCGTGGACGCCGATTACACATCCAGCGATACACGCATCAAAAGCATTCGGCTGGTTTCAGGGAACGTAATGAATTTGATGACCAAAAAGAAGGGGGTTTCCCAGTGGCTCATAGGGCTTCCGAACGGGTTCGTTGCCTACCAGGAAAAACCTAGCCTGAGCCTGAGCCTGACGGTCATAAGGAAGCATAAGATAGAGGGAGAGAAGCGAGATACTCATAAGATAGTGGGCTACAAGGACGTGAAGTGGAAGGAAGACGAACCCGTTAGGTACCTGAAGAAGTGCGAAATCGGTAAGACCTACATGATGGAATTTCAGTTCAACAACAGGACGGGCCTGCTGAGCGAAGGCAAGCCCCTCAGGGTCATCAAGGAAATCGAACCCGTCTTCTCTGCGAAGGTGGTGGAGAACGCTATGACCTACGCCATAGAATATCCTATCTTCAAGAGGAAGACGGTCGCAGGCCAGCTATTGTGGATTGTAAACGACAAGCATATAGACAGTAGTTTTAAGATTAAACAATTCAAGAAGAAGAAATAACATGGAAGTAACAAGGGAATACCAGTCCAGAGTTATTGAGCGGAACAGCGAAGAGTTGCAGAAATGCCGCTCAAACACTGTGCCGCAGGCTAAGGTTCCAGGGATAACCGGCATGATTCAAGTGAAAAAGTGCTACACATGCGTTCCCAAACCCTACGTCGAACGCTTTACGTTTTACAGAACGGAGACTCTTCTGTTTCACTTTGACCTCCTCCGAAGACCCTACATCATCATTACGCCCAGGAAGCACGTCGAAACGCCATACGACCTCGACAGAGACGAACTCTTCGACGTATTCGCCGAAGTTGACACCTTCTGCAAAAACCGCAATATTCACGACTACCAACTCTCAACCAACATGGGGTCGTGGAAAACCCACGCCCATCTCCACTGGAAACTGAAAATACCCGAAAACGCCTGCCACCGCATGAAGACGGATCACTTCGCTCTTCTCCACCTCGAAAGAAATTACGTATAAGGGTATTATAGACATAACAATGGACACATCAACAACAATGGATATCTTCAAGATGGCAGAGCAGATCGCAGGGGGAATGACGGATAAGGACAAGAAGGACATGCAGGGGATGGATCTCGAAGCCCTGATGCAGAAGGTGTCTGGGAGTGTATTCAGTCATATGAAGGACCTCGACATGTCGGGCTTGGGAGCGCCACCTAAGGAGGAGGAAGCGAAGCAGAAGCGAAAGCGGAAGAAGAAGAAGAAGCCCAAGAGGACTCCGGATATTCACGTGGAACTACCCCTCGACTTGGAGGATTTTTTCAAGGGTGGGAAGAAGAATATCAAGGTGATGCGTCCTTCTGCGGATGGCGAAGAGAAGGTCAAACTCACTGTGGACATCGAGCCTGGGGCGGAGGACGGGCACACCTTTGAGTTTGCGGGAGAGTCGGGTTCGATGCCCAATCGGCTTCCGGGTAATGTTTACGTCACGTTGGTTCAGAACAGCCACGCAGTATTCGAGCGGGACGGAGACGACCTGCTGATGGACATCGAGGTAAGCCTGTCTGAAACGTTCGGCTTCAAGCACAAGATGGCGATGATAGATGGTATGAAGGTTGAACTCGTCTCTCCGGTGTGTATATTCGACGAGCCGATGCTGAAGCTCATCGGACATGGAATGCCCTTGGGCGAGGAGAGGGGCGATCTGTACGTTCGCTTCAGCATCGAGCAGGTTTCGAAGGCGCAGCCCACTGAGGAGCAGTTGCAGGTTCTCCGGGATCTCTTCCCCCCCGTCGAACGTGACGTCCCCGAGGGTGAGTTCGAGCCAGCGACACTGGAGTGCCTCGAAGGCGGCTCGGTCGAGACCGATTCGAGTTCGGGCGTGGAATCGTCTGATTCTGGGGACACTCACAGCACCGATGAGCTGGGGGGTGAAGTCGATAGCGAAGGAGACTTCGATGTTTCGCCGGACGACTGTTAATTTAAGATAACACCTATTGCTGATATATGGATCCTACAAAAATAGCTGCGTCGGTCACAGTTTTAGTTTTGGCGGGAGTTATATACAGCAGGCATTACACCAAGGAGAGCAGAAAGTATAGTATATCGGCGAATGATTTTGCCTGTCACAAGAAGAAACTTGGAGGGTTTGTGGAAGTAATTGGTCTCGGTACTCATGAGACTCAGCCGAATCCCAGTGTTGACCACGTGTGGTACTACTTCGAGAAAGTGGATTTTTCCTTCCAGAAGCCAGTGTATTTAGAGTCCGGGGACGGTTCCTTACTGATCCCCAAGGCCGAAGATATAGTTTACTTCGAATGTGAGCATCGCCTGGTCAATACCTCAGATAGTTCGGTGATACATAGGGGGACAGTATATACATGAAAAAAAAAAATTGATAATGGACAACAAATGAAGATTGACGAATACATTAGCAGAAACAAGGTTTTGTCAATGAACACCTTCCTGTCTGCATTTATTTTCGTTTACATCTCTTCCGTTACGGCCACAGTATTCGACCCTATTTTCAACTTCATCTTTCCCGACGAGAAGGTGAAGAAGTTGAGACTTCAACTCTCTCCTACAGCCAACATAGAGATTGGGATTTTCCTCCTGGAGACGCTCAGGTGTCTTGTATACAGCACAACATTCTACTACACTTTCGAAAGTTACCTTACATCATAGGTGCGAGGTAAAACGTAGTTTCCCCCGACTGTGCAAAGAACAGCCCCCGAACGACTACATTCATTTCCCCGACTTGGTTCGCCTCTAGGTAGAAAAGAAGGCGGTCTATTTCAAATGTAACTGGTTCTGTGTCTCCATACGAGAAACAGAACTGGATCACAGCGGATTCACCCCGAAGAACGCCATCCGCAAACACACAGGACGTCCCCAGGCTGCGGAGCACCTTCAGCTGCCGAACAAATGTATTGACCCCTGCTCGGTCGAGGGTCGTGCTCGTCTCTGGAAAGTCTGGGGGGCTGTAGTCGCCGAGCTCACATAGGTGCTCGGCATGCTCGGGAATGTCGGGACTGCATTGGGACGTCCCTGACCGAACGATTACCTCAGGGCCTTCCAAAACAAACTGTACGACGACCGAGGGCAAGGCTCTTAGAAATTGGACGACAAGTCCCAAGTCCGAAATACAGCATTTGGCCTGGTCGATACTGGCGACCTGGTCGAAGGGTGTACTGACAACCGACACTGGCTCACCTTCCAGCTCAACTACAGAACTAAAACGGATCGCCCAGTCGCTTACTCTTATCACCAGTTTGGAATTGTAACAGGCTATACATTCCAGGGTGAGGATGAGATCCGAAACTTTCGCTGCGAACAGCAACATTATTTATCATTCGTATTTATTATTATCTCGATGTTTTTAAATACATTAGGCCTTAATGCCGGCGGCTCGCACCCGGGCAGTCTTTGCCCGCTTCACCACAGGCTTTGACACCTGGGGCTCCGCTGGTGTGGTGGCGGCGGGCGGCGGCGGCGGCGGAGCGGCCGTGACTACCTGCTTGGGATAGTGCTTCTGTAGGTACTTCTGCAGGTTGAACCAGGTGACGACATCGCCAGTGTTGGGACCAAGCAGCGTATTGAGAGCCTTCCCAGCTGAGGTAGTTCCCCAAACGTTGATCTCCCGCTTGTTCGACGGATTGAGGAGCTCATTCTCCCGGATATACAGGTTCATCAGCTTGGTAATGTCTGTCCGGGAATGCATAGAGTCAGGGTCGAGACCCAGGAAGGTCTTCAGGTCGCTACTGAGAACGAGAGGCTTGGCGAAACTGCTGTTCTTCTTCTGCTCTTCGGTCATTGGAGTCTTCTTCTTGCTGTTCTTCATGAGCATCTTGACCTCCTTTGTGTGATCCTTCTTCATCTCCTTCGCCTCCTTCTGTAGCCCCTTAATGTCAGTGACAAACGTCCCGAGAGAGCTAATCAATGCATCGAGACGAGAATCGAAGGACGCAGGGGCATCGACAACGTCGGCGCCGGAATCAATTGGGGTGTTATCAGTAGTGGAAGACATTATAGCAGTGGTTATGATTACATATAACGCCTTCTTTAAACCGTTTTTACGTATGATTGCCCCGATAATTATATAGACTATTCCCAAAGATGGATATTGCAAAGACAGAGATTATCGAGATTGTGTATGTGGCGGAGGCAAACGCTTTGTTGTGCACTGTCGACAACCGTAAGTTGACGAAGGAGAACCTCATGGAAACCCTGGCAGTCATTCAGGCTACAGTGAATACCTACAACAGCCAAGGCGTGCAACTCAAATGGTGCTGGGATCTATCCAATATTACACTCGATATAACGAAGGGGGGGAGTATCCAGACGATTCATAAGGAGTTGCTCAAGATACACCAGCTAATCTCCGACACCATCAGAGGAGCCGCTATAGTCTTCAGCAGTTCGAAACTTAGTAGTATATTTAACGGGCTCATCAAAATTTTGGATATAGAAATGCCTACCAAAGTGTTCAGTAAGGGGGCCGTGCCTAAGGCGATGGAGTGGTTGTCTGGGGTAGAGATTCGCTCAGCAACGCCTGGTCGAAAGCCTCGGCGAAAATTTTTCTAAGTCTCTTGTTCTTGGTATAATTACAGATTCCCAGTTTCGTTGCATCCAGCGTTTTCCCCAAACTGCGTGCCACGTAAGCCGTCTTATCGTAGGTGTTCCTCGAATGGCTCATTATGAGAATGACCTTGTTGGCGTCGAGCTGAGCCATAGGAACGGTGAATTTGTTAGTGAAGGCCGCCTCTTCGGCGTTGGGAATGTCTTCTCCAAAGAGATGGTCCCTGCAATACTCCTTCGTGAACGCCATCAAGCCTCCAGTGCTGTGGTTCGGACCGAACCCCCTCAACTGGTAGATGACATCGTTGAGGTACAACAAGCACCGACTCGAACCCACAAGACTAGCCTTTTTCTGCTCCATCCGGAAAAGGCTGTGCTTGATACGCTCTGGGTGATGGAAATCGTCGTCGTCGAAATTTACCGATGCCCAGCCCGTAGCCATCCCCGACAGGATGTTGCGCTTGTTCCCCACTGGGATCTTCTCCGAGAGCCAGACGTAATACACCGGGATGGACACGGCCTTGCGGAGAGACTCCAGTGCGGCGTCTGGAATTCGCTGCGGGCTGTCGTCAAGGATACACCATTCGTGTCGCACCTTCGTCAACTGGGCTTTGACGCACTCCATGAGACGCTCAAGGAAATCGTGGCGGTTGTATGTCGGTGTCAGTATTGACATCTTGAACTTGTGCCCCAGAGACTCTAGGCATTTGTCGAACTGGGCCAGGCTCTCAGGTCCAGGTGTCGGTCCGGTCGTGGACACTCCCGGCGTCTTGTAAACCGGAATGAGCTTGTGCCGAAGCCAGGCGGATATCCAGACGCCCGGAGGCATGCCCTTGGGAACTTTAGTGATCGTCTTGTCCAGGAGACATCCAGGGATCAATACTCCAGCAGTCATATCCACCAACTCGACCCAGCCATCCACCACAGGGATATGCTCTGTGGCCCTCAATCTGTGACCAAACCCACAGAAGACGGTATTCTCCGGATACCCAAAGTGCTGTCCGGTGGGATCGTCAAGTTCATTGAGATCGCTGCCTTCGATGATTATGTACAATGTTTCACGATTGGGGCGAAACTTACTCAAATTCTTCACTTCAATGATTTCTATAGCCATACTTAAGAACTCATAAAAGTTACGACCTAAAACCAGATTGATTAAGGTGTTGTCTCTGAATACACTTATTTAGAAGAGTTCTCACCAATGGATAACCAGGAGCACCCGCTGCAAGACAAATGGGTTCTGTGGGAGCACCGAGTGGGCTCTGACGAAGAGTCTTACACCAGCAACCTTTCGCAAATCGGTAACTTCTCAACCGTAGAGGGATTCTTCTCGTATGTCAAGAACATGCCGTGGCCGAGTTCGTGGTTCTACACCAGGGACGAAAAGCGTCTGCGTCTGGGGGGGCGGGACGTTGTAGGTTTCTCTTGCTTCAAGGAGGGCATCCAGCCGTGCTGGGAGGACCCGCAGAATATCGACGGCGGAGAGTGGCGGATCCGGAAATTTAACAGTCTCCAATATGTTGACGATGCATGGAAGTTCTGCGCACTGATGTGCATCGGCAACAACTACCCCGAGGGTCTCAATATAACCGGCTGCCGGGTGGTAGACTCTTCCAACTCCAGCAAGGGTAGGGCAATGTACAATGTCGAAGTATGGTTCTCCGACACCGACGACTACGACCAGGTGAGAAACATGATTAGTGAGGCGACGGGGACAGTGTGTTCGAGAATGTTTTATAGGCGGCACTCTGAAGATAACGAGAATAAAGAAATAAAAGTAGATAACACCAAAGCCCCAAACAAGCACTACTCCAAAAATGGCCGACGACCTCACAAACCTCGAAAGGCTCATTGACAAGAAGATGGCCCCGCTCATGGAAATGCAGCAGCAGCTCATCGACCAGAACATCAAACTGAGCGCACAGCTGTCTTCGGCACTGAGCGCCGCCCCGACGCCCCCGCCGACCCCTAGCGGAGCGAGTTACACCCGGTCGTTCACCCCCAAGTCCCGGGGCATCGTTATTGACCGCATGGGCGACGGGCGGCTATCCATAATGGGCAATACATTCGACATCAAGGACACCATCAAGGAATTGGGCGGCAGCTGGGATAAACCTCACAAGTCCTGGGTCATCGACAGGCAAGACAACACTCCGGCGGACATCAAGGCGGCCCTCGAGGATGCGGGCGGCGAGCAGATCACCATCAGTTGTGCCATGTAGGTCGCAGGAAATTAATATATTTGTTAAAATAATATGCCATACACAAATTAAAAAGCCGTCAAGAAGGAGGGAGAACTTTTCCTCGTCCGACTTCTTCACAGTCGTGATTGCGTGCGCAGTCTGTGTCGGGTTTCTATCAATATTACACTATGTTATGAACGGCACCGTGGCTGATGGTGGTTGGATTGGCTCTCTCCTAACATTTAATTAAGGATTCATGAGTTGAATATAATAACAGCCCGGAAATATGGTTAAGTCAGTTGAGCGCCGCTACGGCTGGGAAACGACGTCCTTCCGCAACAAGGAGGGTGTCTTACACAATACTCGTGGGCCGGCGATTAAAACCGACTATGGTGGAGGCCAGTGGGATCGTACGTGGTACGCCTCTGGTCTGCGTCATCGTGCGGGCGGGCCGGCGGAGGAGAACTCCGATGGGCGACAGTGGTGGTACACGCACGGGAAGCTACATCGCACCGACGGACCGGCTGTCACGTTCCCCGAGGGGAACGCAGTGGGTCATCAGTTCTGGATCGACGGCGTACCTTACACTAAGGAAGCATTCGACCTACAGGCGGCTTTAATGAATCTGCAAATCGCTTAAACACATAATTTTAAATAAAACAATTATCGATGTACCTGGATCGACTGAGCTTCAACTTTACGGCGCTATTCCTGTGCCTAGTGGAAATCAATGGTCACAGAGAACGCACCAAGGCTATGCACAAAGAGATATTCTACAAAGGTATATTGTTTAAGAAGCGTATGCTAAACAATTATTCCAATGTTAATTCATGTAAATAAAGACGATCCTTAGTCCTGAATTCCGAATTCACCTCCTTTTCTATCATACTCTGGAATTCTGAGCTATTATTCGGATTGAAAAGGATCGTAAACGTTGTCGTTCTCAAATAAAAATTCCAAATGGGATAGAGTATAGTATCGGGGCTAATGATTTCATGGAAACTCAATGCATACATGGGCGAATTATCCTCCATGCTAGATCGTATTACTTCCGACATCCCTGCCTCGCCGCCTGTTGGTGTTACTATTATTTCTATATCGAGAACAGGACCACTATATAATTCATCAATAAGACCATTATAAGTACCGTGTATTAAACGGAGGTTCTCCTTAATAACAATGTGCTTACCTTTCACTATGCTTGGAATCCGACCCATCTGCTGGGTAGATATACGTTCGTCGTATAGCGGTGAATCGGGATCCTGTGTGAAAGGCTGGTAAATATCCCGGCGGTGGACGAGTTAATACGGAGGCTTAGGCTCATACTCAGGCGGGCGGCGGGCGACAAAGTTTATTACAAATTCTGCAAGAATCAGCAGCGGGGACATCAATAATATGGCAATTATACCATAGAGAAATCTCATTTGTTATACACAAGATTTTTATAATTTACAGAAGCGAGTTTAAGCGATGCCTGTTTTAAATATAAAACGGACGTCTTTCAAATGATGCATCGCTTCGTGGACGCCGCCGCACAAGAAGCAAAGAAGAGCCCCATGGACAAGAAGCACGGGGCTGTGCTGGTGCGAAACGGCAAGGTCATATCGGTGGGCCACAACCGCTACCGCAACAAAGCGATGACCACAGTGAGGGACACCGATTCTGTTTCGATGACGAGGCTCAAGAAGCGCTTTAGGAAGTACTGCCGACGCACGCATCATCCGCCGCCAACATTCTTCGAGTTTTGCAGACTCACGGGTCGCCTGGCAGCGAGCATTCACGCAGAGGAGGACGCCATCGCCAAAGCTGGTTCACGGGCACACGGTTCGGTGCTGTACGTGGTACGGTTCGCAAAGACCCAGGACACCCCCGCCCTGTCGTGTCCCTGCAAACGCTGCTCCAAACTATGTGAGAAGAACAAGATGAAGGTATTCTACACGCTACAGGGATGAAACACAGAGTTATACATCCAAATATGTCCATGCTTTTTCCATTTTCATGAATAGTTTCCTTTGTTTCAAACTGGGTTCAATAGTCGTTCAAATTTGCGCATAATTAAGTATGCACCGTGTAACTACAATGCCTACTAAAGCCGAACTCACTACCCAGCTTGCTGCCGCCAAGGCCGAGATTTCCACCCTCAAGGATTCTGCCTCGTCTATGAAGCCCGAGAAGAAACCTCGCCTGCCGAGTGAATACAACAAGTTCGTGAAGGCCAAGTTTGCGAAGACCAAGGAGGAGCTCGGAGCCGACGCCACGGCCAAGGCGGTGCTCACGAAGATCGCCAGCGAGTGGAAGGATGCCCCGGAGAACCCCAAGAATGCCTAACTGAATACGCCCTTGTACTTCAGAAGGTGCTGTTCGTGATATTTTCTGAAATCTATATTCTTAGGAGTGTTGATTTGAGACAGTACCTCCGTAATTGATTCTATCTGCAATGTTGCGGCGAAGATGATCACGTAGTTGATTATATTGGGAATGCTTTCCTGTGTCCACTCTACGTCCTCGAGGGCGACTTCGACGCCTTTGAACTTCCGACAGACGATGTACTTTTCAGAATTGGTGGGCTTGCTCCCGGGGGGCTTGCACACATTGATCACCTCAAAGAGTTCATTGAGCCACAGGATGACCCGGAGCGTCTCGAATGTATATGTATCGAAAAACTTGATAATAAAGGTTCCCCCGGGGGCGAGATGCTTCCGGGCTACGTCGATCTGTGCCTTAATTATGGGGTAGTTAATGGTCTCCTGGCTGTCGTAGTCCGACGAACTATCGGCGCCCCCGTCGGCGGTGATTAGATTCGCAGGGGAAGTAACTAGGCTATCTGTGTTCAGGATGTCGTGATATCGGACCGTTGCCTGTGGAAGCTTCTTGGAGAAGGGAATTGAGCCACCAAGGGACCAAGCCCTCCAAGCGACCCCCTTGTAAAAATACCTCAGGCATTCCACAAAGCCACCAGGAGCTTCGCATAGACAAATAGCCGTTCTTGGGTTCGGGATCTTGTAATTTATCAAAATCTCTGAAAGTTTATAGAAGGCCCGACTTATCCGCTTCGGACCGCTTCTGGACACGTACAACCAAGGATACATGTCATCGGAGACGTTGTTCCAAGCGTTATTCTTAGAATCCTTGACGTAGTGCTGGTCTATCGAGTGTTTGAAGTGCGACAACCTTGTGCGAAGCTTTCGGATTTCTTTGAGTGGTTTAGTTGAATCGCTCCTTAGGAACTCCGAAGTGAATTCAAAGTCGTACCAGAAGAGGGAGTCCATATCTTAGTACATAGATTTAACTCGAGTACGCTGAACACATTCAATAATGTTTTCAGCGTAATAATTTTGTTAGGTAAGGGTAAAATGGATAACTGGCTACTCTGGCTTATAATAGCCTACATTTATATACACCTAGTCACGAGAAACCAGACCTCCCCTGAAAACGGAGAAGCATTCGCACAGGAAAAAGAAATTCTCCAAGAAATTAAGAATATCATTTCCATGTACGACGGAACGATGGGTATGATCCCCCCAGACACCAAGGAAGAACAATGCTTCCCATTAAACGGTCACATTGGGGCGGTAATAAACAGGGCCATCAGTTTCTGTGGTTAGATTCCTTGCCCACCTGGTCGAGCACATTTACCTTTGATCGTGCAATCTTCCTCTCTGCCTTCTGCTGTTCGCTGCGGCGGTTCGCATACCAGAGGTGATACTCTGACTCGTTTTCAAAATACTGCTTCACGCCGTCGATGTCAATGACCCGGAAGAAATCCCGCTCCTTAAGAGAACCACACGTGGTGTCATAAACTTCCTTTGTGAGAGCATTGATAATTGAAACAGAAGCCATTACTTAGTTAAGTCTTCCTTACTTTAAACAGTTTTGTGTATGAGGCAGATGAGAGCGTCCTTGTTCATCTTGGAGTAGCCCTTGCGTCCCAGTTTCTTGGCGACGATCCTAAGTTCCCCCACCCCCAGCGACTCTAGACTGGCCTTGTCCTTGGTCTGTGTGACAGTCTGTGTCGGGGTGTCAGTCTGTGTCGATACACAGGCAGAAGGGTTCTCTGTCTGCGTGGCAGCGTCACATTTATTCTGCTGTATTTCGTACAGTAGGTTGTTGCCGATGTGTGTGAGGCAGGAGTTGAGCATACCGATCAGCCGTTCATGAGGGACATCATGCGTTTCGCAGAAGCGATCAATTGAGGATTCCATAGTTCCTGATACTTTTAAGTATTGGTACCGTCACGACCTAAAATTACTTTTTGGGGGTCAAGTTTCGCAAGCATTTGAGCATCAGAATCACTCAATACCCCCTTCCTTCTCTGTGCGTACAGTTTCATTAGTTTCCTCCGCCTTGCTGCCTCCACCGCTTCTGGAGTGTCCGATACCCTGAGCCCCAGTATTTCCCGCAAACTGAGTTCGCTGGTTTTCGCCACCGGGGCCTGGTCGGGTTCGGAATCGAACAGCTGCGACCACGTGTCGACCTGCGGCTTCGGCTGCTCTTCTGGCTCGGGCTCGACTGGTCGGCCATTCAACCACAACAACTCCATTGTATCCGTCGGGCTGGTGTACCACTTCGCCGGCTTCAATGCGTTCCGTGCCTGCTCGCAGGCGGTGTCCCGCTTGGGTACCAGTATCCTCCCCATTTCCACGAAGTGATCCCTCCAGTAATCGTTGTAGATCGAATACTCCTCGTGCTTTATCTCGTAGGCCCACTGCTTGTAATCGTCAGAGTCGTCAGTGTCACTCATCGAAAAGAGTAGGCGTTTCCTTTCCTTGTGCAGCATTTCCTTAAACGCTATAAAGTTGTTTAAAACATCACCCTAAGAACAAGTTAGGACTACATTCCAATAATATACAATGTTGGCGCTTAATTCAACTTGGGAGACCAAGGTCAAATGGGACGGAGAACATTTTGCGAAGGCTCCTATACACGACCCCAGGGACGCACACCTGCACATCTGGCGCCGGGGATGTCATATCGAAGGCCTGGTCACCGAGCAGGACCCGCATCAGGATACAATTGTCCCGATGGGAAAGGGCCGACCCGCCAAGCGGAGGGATTTGTACTGTGCAAGGTGCTGGAAGCACAGGCCAAGGCAGACCGAGCTGCCCAGGTGCCCGAAAGTCGTGAAAGTTCAGTTCGACATCGGCAGTCCGCCCAAGCGTGCGTTCTCTTACGGTCCCGAAGATTTTGAGTCGACTCTGGGAGACATACCTGACCCACTCGGCTCCGAGGAGTATCTCGAAGAAGTCAGCAGACGGGAAGGTGTTATCTCCTGCTACGTCGACCGGAGCGTAGGATCAGTCCAGAGGGATTGTGCTGCTTCCTTCATATACAACGCTCCGAGCGATGATTTCGACAAGGCTCTGTTTCTGCTGAAGACATTCGGTCTGACCAAACTGGACCAAGACCTCGAACGGTATACATCGTTCTTGGAAACGATGGACCTCGAGACACGCCAGAAGCTCAAGTACGACCTGGATGCACCACGACGGCATTTGAACAGGGCGCTGAGGGAAATGCTTACGCCGAAGAAGAAACCCGCTCCGCCTCGCACGCTGTGGCGAGACCGAGAAATCCCCCACTGGATGCACCCGTTCGTCGACGCTCCGGAGGGGCACATCGCTATCCGTCGGGCAAAGAATGAGAACTCCAGGCGGACAATGCTTCTACCGATTACTACACTTAAAGAAATACTGGCTAAAACCAGAATATAAAGATGACACACACACAGCAGAGACTGCGTGAAGTAAACTACCAGACGGCTAGTGCCGAGCTTTGGGGTATGATAAAGCCGATGGTCAAGCTGTCGGACAAGAGGAGCGATAAGTTCCGCTCGAGTATGGGTATGGCTAGAACGTTTATTTCCCAGAACCGCCATTTGGGAAAGTTCACGAGGCAGCGGGGAGCCCTCAGGGAGTTCCAGAGTCGTTGGGAAGCGAACCCGGAGCGGGCGTTGCAGCAGCTCACCCAGCTGGTCTCTAATGTATAAATAATAATATATAGTATAAACATTAAACATGGCGAGGAAATCCCGTTCCTCTGGATTGAACAAGACGTTAATGGCATTGGTCGCTGCGGCAGTGCTCATAGGTCTGGGTTATGCGATTCGCTACTTCCACAAAGGGAAGAGCCTCGAGGCCGCATACCAGGAATTGCTGAAGAAGGATAAGGAATGCCAAGAGCAGATGGAAAAGTTATTGGCAGAGGGAGAAGTAGAAGGTTATTACCCCAGTTCCCTCGAGGGACGGGTAGACAAACGGCTTGAGAAACTCGCCAAACTTCGAAAGGAGAAGAAGACTCTGGAAAAAACGATGAAATTTATACGCTGGACCCAAGTCACAGTGTTCTCAATCGGAGACCACCTGAATAAAGCACCTGAAGTTCATGCGAAGTACTATACGTGCGCCAATTGGATTCAATTACACGGCAACCTCGATTATACCACATATGGCTTTGGCAGGGTGATTGAAGACCACGGCATCAAGAGACATGGGTTGTTTGTGTTAGTCAAGAATTCCTTTGATAATTTGCGCACCAGAATGGAAACAATGTTTCCAGATTGCGAGTTCAAGTCGCTCGCTGATCCAAACTTCGAGAACGATGTTTGGAGGTCGTCTGACTTTTCGTAAATGCTTTACATAGCAATCTAACCAATACATCCTAGGGGGTGCGTTGGTTGGATTTTCGTGCGTTTGGGTTGCTTTACTTTTTCACGTACTTGAAGGTCCACGCCTTGCGGTCAATGCTGAACACAGCGGACGCTACGAGACCGCCGAGGATGCCGTGCATCACTACGGTCATGGCGTTAGTGATGGTAGCCTTCTTAGTGGTAGAATTTCCAGGGGCCTTCCGCAACGTCATGACGTCGATAATGGCCTGGGGGATATTCTTGACGCCGATCTTGACGATCTTGCTGTGACCTGGGATAATATCGGTAGCCTCGTCGAGCTCGACGACCATCCCCGGGGCGAAGATGACGAAGAGGCAGAAGAAGGTGAAGAAGGCGACAAACTCGCTACTGTTAAGGAAATCAATGACTTTGTTCATTGCTGTGTGTATTGTTATAATGTAATGTTTTTTTTCAGGCTATTTTTACGACTGGAATGAATAATAAAATTCTACTATAAGAGTAAAGGGAACATGCCTCGCAAAGTCGATAATGTCGATCCGTTCCTAATGAACATAGTATACAAAAGAGAGCGCCAGTCGCACCGACAGGATAGGACCTTTGAGTTTTTTTACGAACAGTGCAAACGGCGAGTGTCCTGTCGGGTCGAACTTAACCAAAGCGAATGCATCTATATCGTTCCTGGATTCGCAACGGGCATGCCCATTTTCGACCCTAAGATCATTGCCAAAAAACTTCACCGAAAATTCACACGGGACGGGTTTCTCGCAACGATGATGGACGACAAGATGATCTACCTCAACTGGTCACAAGCCGGTCTGGAGCAGGCCGACAAGGCCCAGCGGAAAAAGAAATCCGCACAGGCACACGACGAAGTCTCCAAACAAAGGAAGGAAACGAAGAGACTTAAGAAGAAGTGGGGCTTGTGAGACAATGAAAGTCCTTAGTATAGACGTAGGTACCAAGAACCTCGCAGTGTGCGTCCTTGATGCGGACCCTGACAACCCGGAAATCGAATACTGGAACGTCCTCGAAACCACCGGGCTCAAGGATCTTTTCGAGCAGCTGGACGTAGAAGTATGTCTGGACGAGTCGACTCACGTTGTCATAGAGAAACAGCCCAGTTTTAATCCCAAGATGAGGGGCGTGGCTTCTGCCCTAGAGACCTATTTCATCATAAGGGGGCAGCTGGACTCCACCCACGTGACCCGGGTGGTGTCATTCAGCCCAAAGCACAAGATAACGCTGTGTGCCGCCCGCATACCGAGCCCGCCAGTGCCCAAGAGCAAACGCTACAGAATGCACAAGAAAATAGCCATCGAAGAGTGTGCCGACCGAATAAAAGAATCCTCCACCTTGACTGGGTTTTACTCTGGTCACAAGAAGAAAGACGACCTTGCAGACAGTTATCTACAGGGCATCGCCTACATACAGATGAACAGGTGCTTAAGGTAAGGGACTGTAGTGTATTTAAGGATGGCTTATCATGGGTTGATGAGACACGCCACTAAGGATTTGCGTTCCGGTCTATCAAATAATATCAATGACATAACCAAAGACGAGATGAATATTCGGGTCAATCGTGCAGGCAATGGCGGTGAGAAGCGAATGAAGTTGGGAAGCAGCATTTCCCAGAACTCGATACAGATCGTCCATGCCGATTCGGACACGGATTCGGACAAACCGGAACGCTCTAGGATATCCTTAGGAACTCCCTCAAAAAAGGTTGAATTCCAGACGACCGATATGGAAGATTTCGTGAACACGCAGAAGGTAAACACCGACGTGAGCGAGGAACCAGAGTTTGACGATGACGACACGGACCAGAGCTCAATGGCGTCGGGGCTCAGTAGCGACGACAGTGCTTCGGTGATCAGTTCCATCGCCTCAGATATGGAGGTGGACAACAGCAAACTGTTAAGGAAGCAGAAGAAATACGAACTCCTGAGCAAGTTGCAGCAACTGGAGAGGCGTGGGGTGGTCCTGACCAAAAAGTACCACATCAAGTCGAAACTCCCCGACCTTCAGTTCGAGTTTGACCGCATTACGTCGATGCTGAATAAGGAGGCGGGGGTCAAGTTCGCCAGGAAGGTCCTTATGGCGGCTGTGACCGGAATCGAATTTGCGAATCGGCAGTTCGACCCCATCCAGGCAAAGCTGGAGGGCTGGAGCGAGTCGGTAATGGAGAACATCGGCGACTACGACAACTGCCTGGCTCGCCTGGTGGACAAATACGGGAAGAGTGTCGAAGTCGCCCCCGAGGTCGAACTCTTCACGGCTTTGGTGGGAAGTGGCTTTATGTTTCATCTGTCGAAGACCATCATGCAGGACCCGGTCGGTATTCTCAATTCGCTAGGGCAGCAGAACCCCGACATGCTGGAGTCAGTGATGAAGAATGTAATGGGGTCGATTCGCCCCGAGCACCTACAGCAGGCGGCCGCCAGCAAGGGACCGAGACCCGGGATCCCGCCGCCGAATATCCCCGATTCTGAGACAGAATCCGAGTATTCCACAGATTCCGACGAGGACATACGCATGGTGTCGGTACACGACAAAAAGAAGAAGAAAGGTTAATTCGATGAATTATAATGTAGACTACCAGAAAGAACGATGGTGTTTTGCAGTATACAGGAAGCCTATGGATCAAATTTTGAGTCCAGCCGGGCCAGTTATAACAGTCCCCCCTGTTCATCGCAGCAGTTCAATCCTAACGACCCCTACTTCGCCCTGGCCGGAGCTTCCTCCTCGCCACCGGCGCTCAGCGTCGAACTGGAGAATCTCCGAGATAAGGTGGAGACCTTCGTTTCGAGCGGTTCGCAAGCACAGCGCACGGAGGCGTTCGGGGGATCACGGGAGAGGTTGGATAATATCCTGCACTGCACCCTGGTAGCCATATTCACGGGCCTGCTGGTTGATCACTTTACGTAATATACCGAGACCTCCTCGAAGTATGCAATTTCTTTTCCTCGAATGAACTGTTTAATTTAACCAGTCCGGTAGAATTAGTGGAAAAGTTTTTATTATTACTTTCCCGAAACTGTTCTATGGACAAGTTTCCCCCGAAAAACTCCAGCTGGTCTCTCGGAGGGGCGGGCCGGATGCAGATACACTCTCCCTGTAACTTTGTGACCATGAACTTGAGGAGCATGCTCCGGAATGCCCACTTCGAACCCTTGCCTGAGTAATTGTAGCTCTTGGCGCAGTTCCAACTGCAGAAGTTGCCTGACACCTTGAACGAATCATGCTCCTCGCTGTACGTGGAAGGAAGAAACGCCGGTCGCCCCTCGAATTTATGGCAGCACCACCAGCAGGCGGCGTCAGAGCACTTTGGCACTTCTCCCTGAATTTCGACTCTCTCCGAAATAATGTTGAGCTGCTTAGACTTTGCCACCCCCAGCTGAGGCAGGGGAGGGTTGTTGATGTGGTTCACCTTGACTATACTACTAATGGCCCTAGGGGGCTGGGGCACGGTGTTAAACTCCTCTTTCGCTTCGCACTGTAATTTATAAGGAACTTTCGAAAAGGCTATGTCGGTCTCGTCCTTTGCGGCGTGTACAACTATATCTAGAGCCCCAAAGCGGATGGACTGCCCCCCCAGACCCCGTTTCGCCTTCTGCTCAGAGTTCCCATCAAAGGAAACCTTCTTTTCGAGTGTTTCATTTATAGAAAATGTTACTATTTCACTCTTCTTTCTCCTCCCCCTCCTGCGAATCATGCGATTTTATCTGGTTTAAGATTAACACTTTAATTGCCTTTAATCAGATGGGGTATTATGCAGTTGTTATCCTTGCGGGTATTTCGTATGTAGTTTATATCAATAAGCACGCCATTCTATGCTGGTTGTACCACTGGAGGAAAGACCATAAGCCGGTCCAGGAGGAGACCGACAGTCTCGAATTGATTCGTGTGGGACCGCGGGTATTTTCCACGGGTCGTCTCACCATTCTGACTGAAACTGACACTTCCCAAGACATAAACTTCAATATTCCAATGACACGACCTATCATGATGGCTTCGCTGCATCCGGGAGACCTCAATGTTACGGACGCTCTGGCGAAGTTCAATCACCCGTACCACACACGGAAGAACATCCTCGCCAAGGCTCTGTGGCCGACGATGTCCGATGGCCAAACATTGGAAATCCTTCTCCGTGACGGATGGCTTGAAGATGTAGGGTATCAGGACCGCATTCCAATTTAAGAAATGAGTAGTTTAAATATATAATTAATTATATAATATTCTGCTAATGTCTAATACCTGCGAAGATGAGATACTCGTATCTTTCCATACTGTTCAGGGTACGACAATTAAGGGGCTATTCGAGTCAATGAAGGAGATCCTGAATGACGTCAATATGCGATTCGACAAGACGGGAATGAAGATCACCGCTATGGATGGGAACAAGTGCGCCTGTGTGCACATCAAACTAGAAGGATCCAAGTTTGAGCATTTTGAATGCAACCTGGAGAACGTGGTCGCCGGAGTGAATATGCTGAGTCTGTTCAAGCTGATTAAGACTATAGGAAGCCACGATACCGTTAAATTTAATATATACAAAAACAAACCATACGAACTGGTTATAATGTTTGAAAACAGTAGCAAAAACACTACTACCAAAAGTGTGTTGAAGCTCCTAGATATTAACGAGGACATCTACAGCATTCCCGATGTCGAATTTGACAGCCAGATCAACATGCCGAGTCTCGACTTCCAGAAGTACTGCCGAGACCTTAGTATTTTCAGCGAGGTGATTAAAATTCGCAGCGGTCCCGCCGGACTCGAACTTATTGCGGACGGAGACTTTGCGAGCCAACACGTGTGCATATCACAGTCCAGTGACGATGCGAATATGCACATTAACAAGGGCACCGAAGCGGTAGAGGGGATTTACTCGGTTAAATATCTGAACTTGTTCACCAAGTCCACGAATTTAAGCAATATTGTAGAACTTTATTTAATGAATGAATACCCCCTTATTTTAGTGTATTACGTGGGGAACCTGGGGAAACTTCAATACTGTCTCGCTCCAAAGGTGGTATGAGAGCATTTTCCTGGGTCGGGAAGACTACGGCATTGCGAATGTGCTTGCTATGTAATACAAAGGCCGTATCGCCCTCGGGGGCCTCGCACATATGCACCAGCTGCCTCACCTTGATCAGCGTACTGTGAGCTATGAAGCCGAGGTTGTAGTTATATTGGCTCGCAGTTTTCCAGAAGTCTACGAGCTCGACTTCCACCTCGAATGTCTTGCGGTCCAGGCAGTCCCGCTCGCTCACCACTTCGGTCAAATCGAAGTTCCAAGCTCCGATTGTGTGCGTCCTGCGTGTCTTCTGGCGGGTCAACTTGCACTCCTTAGACTCGTCAAAGTGGGAGGGGTCGACTGGAATCTCCTGACTGACCGAAATGCGCACGTCGAAGCAACCCCCCGTGACGAAATCGTAGTCCATCAGCTTTATCTTGCGCATGCACGTGCGGCTCGCTTTGTCATCGATAGTGAGCCGCAGGTCTCCTTGGTAGTAGTCCGTCGACTTCGCCTTCTCCAGTGTCGAGTCCCATTTGCTGAAGGATTTCAAGTTCTTCGCAATGGTTTTGAAGTACGTTTCGGAGATGTCCGGGTCGAATTTACCCCTCCCGGCATCGTCCTCCTCGATGTAGCCGAGGCGAACTTCGATCTCGATCTGCTCCGATAAATTACGAGGCAGGTCCTTTAGTATATTGACTAGTTCCAATACAGCTGGCATCAAATCGGGATCGGAATCCATATTTGATAATCGGCGGTTCGTTTCTTTATAAGTCTTCTTCTTCTTTAAGTGTATTGAAAAACACATTTAATTGAGTCATCTTAAAGTCCTTGGTTCGACTGCAGGCGAGTCAAGGAGGGGCTGAGCTTGCACGACGCCGCAGGATCGAAGGCGATCATCTCGTCGGAGCGGATATCGGCCTTGGTGGTGGCGTTGGGCATCGTCATCTTCGAAGTCCTAGAGGGATCTGCCCCGCTCTCGAGGCTCGAAAGGTACTGGGTGTTCAAGGACGCATCGTTCTGGAAGTTCTTCTCCCACTCATGTTTGACGGTCATCGTCTCCATGGGGGCGTACGGGTCGTCATTCTCGAGCCAGCCCATGGCCCGCTGCGAGGTCTTGAGAGGGGACTTGCCACGCTCGGCTTGGAGGAGCTCCGAAAACCCCGGACACGTCACGGTGCCGCTCGGCGAGGCAATGGGTGCAGCCGTGGTGGTCTGGCTAAAGCGCTGGCGCTGCGAGAAGAAGTCTGGGGTCCCTGGAGGAACGACCTGTTCGTCTACCGGCTGTTCTGCAAGCGACCCCTGTGGGTTATACATGCCAGTACTCTGCGAATTGCTCTGCGAATTGCTCTGAACGGCTGCCGCCTGTGCAGCGTTCTGTACATCTATATTGATATCTGGGACATCGGTAGAGGCGGCTGGAGCCATGAACATTATAGCCATCAGCACTACGACAGCGATGAGTATTTTCATGTTGCAATCCATCTTCATATTAGTATTTACTGTAGGTAAATATTTTAATTATCGCCGTAATAACTTCCGTCCGAATCGGTATCGTCGTCAATTATGCAATTGTGGGCTTTGACCTTCCTGGGATCTTTAATCACGAACGTCTGCATTTCCCACTGCGGCCAGATCTGGGACTTGTAGATATTGATATGCCTGCACCTCAATATAGAGACAATCTGCGTCCCTTGGGAAAGACCGTCCGGAACGGCGATCTCAGTGTTGTTCTTGCCGACATTGCGAACCTTTATCTTTCCCGACTTGCGCCGGGGCCAATATACCTTAAGATTGTTCTTTATGGACACCGTGGGCCTATACAGCTCCCGGACCGCCTCTTCACTCAGCTGCTTCCCCCACAACTGTTCGGAAGCCGCTACGATCTCATCGATGACCCAGTCGTCGAAACAGACAGACCACGCCTTGAACTCCTCACACGCACTGTCCGGGGACACCTTGAGGTAGGAGTTTCGAACGGTCTCGTCGGTAAGATCCACATCTTCAACGAGACACAGCCTCGCCGTCTGGATTTCCGCAGGGTTCTCAAGAGGCAGCGTCTTCTTACTGCTTCCCACCACCGGCACGCCGACCCTGAAGAAATCTACGTTGGCGCTGAAATCGCTGAAGTCCCTAATAATAGTATTCATATTACAAATGCTGTGGATTATTTTGGACAATCCAAAACGCAAACCTCCCTCACGAACCACGCCAGGCCGTAGGTACGTTTGGTCATCCTTACGACCGGTGCCCGAATGACGAGAACTGCAGTTACCCCCGTGGAAATGTCCCCGGCGGTGGCGATGCACATCTGCTGGTCCGTTATCTTGAACCTCCTAAGGTTCTGTTTTAGTTTGAAGGTGTACAACCCGTTCTGGGGGAGGTCGACGGAGCGGTGTTTCCCCCGAGTCTGAAATCCACCATACCAGGCTGTGCTGTGCTCCGCCACTTCTCCAAACCACTGCCGGAGGGTCTCAGGCATGTCGGTCTCCAGAATGATAATTTCTTTCTCGGTTATTGCGTGAACCTTCAGCGGCGGGGTCTGGACCTCCAGTGCCGAACCGCTCACCGACACCTTGCTTTCCTTCCCAAGGGGCGTTGATACCGCCTCCGAGTATTCCATTTGCTTGTGATCCCAATAATTTTATCAATTCCTTAACGCTCTGTGACCCTTGGAACTCACATTGGCCGGATTGCTTATCGGTGTGGCGAGGGTAGAAGCCGCCCTGTAGTAGTGCTTGTAATCGTTTATTCCTTGGACGATTTTATCGACGGAAATCTTTACGAAGCGGGAATTCAGAGCCGCCAGGTTTTCACGCAGGCCCTCACACCGCTCAAAATTGTCATACACTCGCACCATCAGGTTCAGGACTGCCCCGGGATCCTGAGGGGAGACTGTCATCTGGGCCTTGGCACTGGCGAGCTCTACTATTTTTACGTTCAGAAACTTGAAATTTATCGGATCGAAGAACAGCCTCAGAAGGGGCTCATCGGTCGATTTCTTGAGATTTTGAACCCATTTCAGTGTATCCATATTTAAAGTATTGTTATACGTACCAAGTATTTTATTTACAGCGATGAATATCCACCGTTTAAAAAAGGACTTGCAGCACACGGATACTAGGTCCACCGTTCAGGATCGGCACATATTGAAAATGAAGGAATTCGCCCCAGTTAGAAATTCCTTAAGAAGTAAGGAAGTCCAGCTCCGCCAGTGCCAGGAACTCCGTGAAGTATTGGAGGAGGGTGATCCTGAGATTGCTGCTACAGAGGAGAGGATTTCTAAACTTTCGAAAGACATAGCTTCGCTCACGGAAGACAGCAGGGAAATTAATTACTTTCTAAAAGCGTCCCCCTACTTATGCCCCAGTGTGACACCCAGTTCCGTGGAGACCGACGAGTCTTCCACAGGGGCCGGGCTTGACGGCTTTCTAGAGAGAACGGGAAGCGTCAGTAAAGGGAATACGTATACACAATACATGGAGAACTGTTTCTCAGTGTTCTATAACCAAGGCGATGACCCTCGAGATTCCTTAATGGTGTGTCGGGATTGTAATGTAGAATTGGTCTACAACCAGAAAGATTCAGAATTGGCGTGCATTGAATGTGGGAAGTGTCAATTCTACCAGAACCACGAAGTGACCGGCGAATTCAGAGACGACGTGCACATATTGTCGCCCTTCGCCTACAAGCGAATGACTCATCTCAAGGAATACCTCTCTCAGATACAGGCGAAGGAAACCACAGACATTCCCGAAGACATTATTTCGACGATCCAGAAGGAAATAAGAAAGGAGAGAATCACAAATGTCAACCTCATTACGCCACGCAGAGTCAGAGGGTACCTAAAAAAACTTCACCTCAACAAATTTTACGATCACGTCAACTCTATTATAGTCAGAATCACCGGGACATCCGCTCTCAAACTCTCGGGCGAGTTGGAATGCACTTTTATCGAAATGTTCCAGCAAATTCAGTCCCCGTTCGAAAGACACTGCCCCCCAGAACGGAAGAACTTTCTAAGCTATAGTTACACTCTCCACAAGATGTGCTTGATCATAGGACAGGAACGCCTCTGTGAATACTTCCCTCTCCTAAAATCCAGAGAAAAAAACTACGCACAGGACTGCATATGGAGAAAGATCTGCGAAGAACTAGGCTGGCCATTCCATCCCAGTGTGTAGATTTAAAGAAGAAAGTAATTACAAAGTAAAATGTCGTCCTTCAGCCTTCCGGATCAGGAGGTTCTCCTTGAAAAATCTACTGGGGCGGTAAATGTTGCCGAGCAGCAGTATGCCACGATCAGTCTTATAGGGCCGAATTGCCCACAGAAGCACGAGCAGCTTCAGGTCATGCTGAGGGGAAACTTCCCGAGCGCAGAGAAGGCCCAGGAACACGCCCTCGAAAGCAAGGGGAAGTTTGGGGTATACACGATCGAGCAGTATTGCTGGGTCATTCTACCCCCCACCGAAGATGTAATGGCCAGCCAGGAACAGCATGACTCGGAGTTATACGAACTCCTCAGCGGCTACCTGACCGACCAGGAGGACAACAACGCCAGGCACGCCGAGCGGGTCATTGCCAACAGAAAGGCTGCGGCCCAGCGTGTTGCCGAAGCCAAAGAGAACAACGGAGGGACGGAGGAAACGAAGGGCGGGGCCGAAGCCGAAGCCGAAGCCGAAGCCGAAGTCGAACTCGCTCCTCCAGTCGCAGCCGACGTTCCCCTTCCATACCAAGCCATCGAAACGCCGTGGGACGTGTCAGAGCCGCACAAGGGGGCGGTCCCGGACCAGAAGTTCGCCGTCATTTCCATCGCCTCAGTCGTGCGATCCAAAGTTGCCCTCAAGATTTTTGCAGCGTTTGCAACAGAAGACGAAGCGAAGACCTACTCGTGCCTGGTGCGGGATGACGACCCGTCATGGAACGTGCACGTCGTGGCGATGTACAAGTGGCTCCCCCTTCCCCCCGACCTCAGTCTCATTGACGAGTCACACTACCTCGACGAAAGCCTGGACAGTTTCATTCAGGCGAATAGTGCTGCAAGGGACCATACACAGAAGGTGAAAAAGTCGAATGCTCTCCTTCAGGTGTAGCGACGTTCGTAAACTACGGTATACACGTCCTCGTTAGGAACTTCCGCCAGAATGTCCTTGACAATATGGCATTGCTCGTCGTTCAAGCAAAACCACTTCGAGTTGAATATTACATAGGAATAGTAATGCCCATTCAGTGAATCCTCCCCACGGTGACAGCCTATCGCCTTCAGGTCGAATGCCTTGGATGTCCCTGCGACGTCGAACACCAGCTCTGTTTCCAGGCTCCCCAGACCCTTACACGGAAATTGCATCACCAATATCTTGGGCAATTTCCATATAAGGCATTTTTTCCTACACTTCGTGTGTCTCTTGCACCTAGAGCATGTGTATCCGTCTATATAATCGATGGACATCGTTGCACTCTCAATCCCAGCACAGAGACCCTCCGAAAGGTTGGGTATGGCCAGACTGTTAAACAACGTGAAATTATTGTTTTCTTTGTGACACCGCCTACACGTCACGATTTCCCGAAACTGACCATAAAAACACCTCGTTTCGGCACACAATACCCCTGCCGTCTGCTTCCACGCCCATGAGCCGTACAACCTTAGGGCCTGCCTTGGGTTAGACCTTGGACTTATGGGAGGCTCGGGGCATTCTTCATTGTCAGGGGCTGGCCTGAGCGCAGCCTCTATTATGTCAAGAATACGCAGGAAACACTCGTTTGTGTCCTGCTGCTCGAAGGATCGATACTGACTGAACAGCCTTCCCAGGTACTCCTTCAGTCTGTGCGGATTGCGAACATGATTGGAAATTCGACAGAAGGAAAGATACTCCTTCAGAAAGAGGGCACAGTCCGTATCCACTAGATTGGGGATATTCAAATTCATAAGACTTTTCTGAAATATACTACACGCCGACAATATCTGCAGTGCGGTGTTGAGAAAACATGTGTTCCCCAAATTTACGAGACCCGTCGGTCTGTCCATCGTTTCAGTGTTAGACTAGTTTTACTTTAAATTAAATAAACGAAATCTTGGCAGGTATGACCGCTTGATCCGCTTTTGAGCGAGGCACAGGGTCGGCACAGTTGTGGGCTTCGGGAATTTGGTGTGCCAGACAGAATGTCTCAGAGCACCACTGACATTCGAACCGCATGGTCTTCAGCTTCTTCTTGCAGTCGGGGAGGCTGCACCGCTTGTTCATTATACTTCAACTCGTTTTTAATTAATACTTTAAAAAATGTCGTTTTAAGCCCCATTAGAAATGTAATAAGAAATTGTCTATATAACATACCAAGATGGAACCAATTAGGGTACTCACCGGGAAGGCCGCACACTATGCTCGCCTCCACGCCAAAGCGGAGGTGGTGGAGGCAAAGCTCAGGGCGAAGTTGGGCGTCATCGCTACGAAATACAACACGCTGATGCCCTGTGAGAACAACTTTTCGCAGAGTGACGCATACCACAGACATATTCTCCTCGAGGACTACGATAAAGCGATCATGCTGATGAGTCGGCACAATGGCGTGAGAAAAGCCAGAGACAGGGAGTGGCCCACCGAGCCCGAAGCCAAAGCCAGGGAGATGTATTCGTTCATCTGCGAATACCGACAGAAACTGTCACTGAAGTGGACAAAGGAATTCGACCTGAAGGGGCAGCTGTTCACCGCACCGGTCACATCTCCTGTCCATACACTGGACACCATTCCAGACAGACCAGGCATTTTGCAGTGGGGGGACCATATACGGCCCGGCACACCCGGAACGCTATCGCCCGAAATAACTGGGCACGAATTTCTAATGCGAGGGAGCATCACCCAAGTGCTCCTCAACCTCCTGACGCACCAAGCCATGAAACACGACGAATGCACAAAGTTTGACCAGGCGCAGCTGACCGAGTGGAAACGGGACATCGACGCCATCAAAGACAAAGCGAGCGTAATCGAGCAGTGCCTTTCCGCCATCCGGGAATGGGAGAGACCCAGGAACGCCTACGCACAGGCAATGCGTGACGAACGCTACAGCGACGCCCTTGAGATTCGCAGGCAAATAAGCCATATGCGGCTTCTCGGGATTTTCAACTACATCAACCTGGACGACGCAACTGACATTGAGAAGTGGGCACGCAATGCGGAGAGGGGGATTTACAACCGAGCCATAGAACAGGCAAAGGCCATCGGCGTGCCCCGCAACTGGGAAAGCAAGCACTTTCGCAGGCTCCAGGAACGCACCCACATGAAAGTGGTTTCCAGCTTGGTGCTCGGTCCCAACCGCTCGAGCGTGATTTCGAGACTGGAAACCTGCGTCATCAAACCCCAAGACCTGGCCTTCATGACACCTGCGGAACTCGACCCCGAGGCCGCCGAGGCGCAGCGCAAGTTCCAGGAGTGGAAGTCCCGAGCCTCAAAAGTTAACCTCGACGACTACAGCGACGGAATGTACGCCTGCCCCCGCTGCAAGTGCCGCAAGACCGACTACACCGAACGCCAGACACGGTCCGCCGACGAACCGATGACCGTCTTCCTTTTCTGTCTCGGCTGTAACAAGCGCTGGCGAATGTAAGTAAGAGTTAACCAATTTAAGACCAAACGGCAATTTTAGTTCACAATGAAATTGAACCCGAGACGAGCGATACAGCGTGCTCTCCGTCATGCCCGACCTGGCAAGACCGGGGACATGAGGGTGCTGGCGCAGTGCTACCGGGAGTGGCTGCGTTCGGGTGCGTGCAATTTGTGTCACACCCCCGAACCCGAACCTATCGTAGAGCACTGGCACAGGGACGGCCATCACGGTCCCATAAGGGGGCTTTGGTGCAAGCGCTGTAATGCCCTGGAAGGTAAGATGAAGAAGAAAATACTTGAACTGTGCCGACCGGAGCCCGTCTCGCATATAGAATACGTTCTTGACGAGTATGAACGCAGGACAACCGACCCCCTAAAACTAAAAATATTCCACGCCTACAGACCCTTCTTCCGCCTTGACGCCATCGCAGACGCCCAGGCCACTGGGAAGGACGTCGACACGTGTATGAACGTCGACTCATCGACAAGTCTCTGTGGCTACTACAACCTCCTCCATCGGTGAGGGCTGCAACCCTGTCGTCGTGCCGAGAATAATATCAAAAAAAGATTTAAGGGGTTCTAGGTTTAATAATTAAAAGAGAATAATCTAAAATGACCCCCGAAGATGACCCCCGTGAAAAGTTGATCAAGCAGGCCTCAAAGAACTTTCTGGAAGAGTCGGCCCGTGAACTGAAGCGGGAAAGTGTAGCGTACGCCCAAGACGATTCGAAGCGCACCGTATGGGGCTGCCTGTTCCGAACGTACATCTTCCTCACCGCCATGCTGTTCGGTGTGTTCATTTTTAAACCCGCCTGCGAACTCGACGTCATCTGGGACAGCACCGTCCTCGACATCGAGACCTATTCGGTCACTCGAACGGTAGATGTCGAAGTGGCCAACCTGAATTGGTACGACAACAAAATGAAGGACCTTACCGTCGCCGAATACGTCAGGACGTGCTACAAGTGCGAATGGGAACTCGTGGAACGGTACGCTCTGGCTGGGGAATACACTGTCGAGGGCTACGACCAGACTGTGCTGTCGCTCGAATCGATGCACCAGGGCATTGACGTCGAACGGGCCCTCGAAATCTCCAAGGCCTGTGTAGGTGAGAGTCTCTCCATCAGGTTCGAAGCATCGTGGCTGTGGAGCGGCGTGCGCAGGGGCTTCAAGAACCAGATCGAGGAGGTGTACTGCGAATTCCAGGAACCCTATGAACTGAGTGTAACCAGCTACGCCCCCGCATCCACGAGGGACCTAACCGTCGATGCCGACATCCTCGCCGACGACCGCATCGAGCAGATCAAAAACATTCTCGGTCCGCAGCCGGATTTCCCCAAGCGGGTCGAACAGATAAAGAACATTCTCGACCCGCAGCCAGATTTCTCCAAGCGGGTGGGGGGAGTCCGTGGTTCCCAATAAGTCGATTAAATTAAACGTCCATAGTGTGCGGGAGATTGCGATCAATTCGTTTGTTGTCCACTTAAATAAATGCGATGATTATTACAATAATGCCTAAAGACTTACAATACGAGCAAGAAAATGTCGCTTATGATGCACAGTATCCAGATGGGGACGGCATTAAATGCAAGAACTACATTGTGTGCGGAGCTGTATTACCAGATTGGTGGTATGAGTGTAAAGAACAATATATATGCACAAACTGCGACATGAGTTTCGGTACGTGGACTAGTCGTGATTCACGTACTGGGGTCGTGACAAACCACACAGGTAAAGGGGAACTCAATGTGACACCCAGTGCTGAATGTCCTATTTGCTTAGATACAACGGTAGGAGTTAGTCAGCCCAGATGTGATCATTATGTATGTGTTCCGTGTTTTCGACGCTGTTACTACGGACCAAAACCAACCGTACAACCAAAATTCCCGTACTCGAACGCAATTCTAGAAGAATACGAAACCATGGTCGAGGGGGCTTCTGACGAATGGCTCACTCGATTCCCTCTCGTTCGGCAGTGGGAAAACCAAATTGAAGCGTGTTGCGATCTGGACGAGGAACGATGTGCCGCTGAAACATCAAGCCTAAGTAAATGTCCAATTTGCAGAGCATAAGTAGAAGACCAAATAGTCGGTTTAAAGCATACGAGCGTATTACACAAATGGAGTACCGTTTTGGACCTGACAAGTCTAATTTCGATGGAAGTGATTCTGAATGGCGGCGCTTGAAAACCCAGAATGCTTGCTGGGATAGCAGCAGCACATTACCATACGTTGTGGTAATCTGCCCACACTGTGGCTCAAAAAATACCCATACTATATCAGACGATACTATAGGTCATCACCGTAACTGCGATATGATGATGGGGGACGGCGTTTACGACTGTCCGGGGTATGTGATAAGTAGTCCCGACGCTAAATGAGAACATAAATTAATTTTTTTCCATGAACTTGCAAGTACCAGATCTCCTCGGTCAGGACAGCCACGAACATGCAGCCCTCTATATGTCTTGTCTTGCGTATATACAATTTCATGTTACGTCCGGTAGCGTGTTTTGTGCCGCAATTTTGAACTACAAAATACATAAATTAATACCCTTAAAGTCTGAAAACATATAGGCTGTAGAATAACGAATTATTCCCAACAAACAACTCTCAAACACTTAAAGTCGAATACTGAACACCGTGTCCAGCATGCAAACTACTCGGGACCAATTTACGCTCATCGCAAAGCCGGAGCAGTCGGGCAAGACCTTCGTCATGATCCAAGAGATCATCAACTGCCTCAATAAGTCTGCTGAGGAGTTAAAGGGTAAGACTGTGATCAACATCATCTTCTGCGACAACAATCTCCTTCTCACCAAGCAGACATCTGAGCGTGTTGAAAAAGAGCTTGAATCTGTCACACACAACGGTGAAACGTATGTCGAGTTCTCCTCTCGTAAAGGGAACGAGCACCGCAGTTCAGATGCGATATTCTCCGCTATCGTTCGTGGTGTGACGAAGAACATCATTTGTTGCACCAACGGCAAACGTGTGAGTGACATCTCGCGCCTGATCAACGATCTCAACAGTGTGGAGATGAAGTGCCCATTCGTATGCAGGGTGTGGTTGGACGAAGCCGACAAGTTCATCTCCCACATCACGAAAAAGTTCATCCCACTTGCCGCTTCGTGCGACAGCGTCCACGTCACTTTGCTCACGGCGACACCTGGACCGTTGTTCAAGAAGTACAAAGAAATGGACGTCTATCCTCTCAACGAAGTCGTTCGGCCTTCCTACCACGGCTGGAAGGACAACCACATCGTGAAACTCGATAACGCAGGTGGTTCGTGTGTAGATTTCGTCAGCGAAGTCCTGACAGACCAACACCAGCTCATCCAGCCTGGCACGAAGTGGTACATTCCCGCAGAGCGCAGGAAGAACTCTCATGATGCGGTCTTCAGGCTTTGCGTCGGTCACGGGATGGCTGTGTTCGTCGTCAACGGCGATGGGCTGACTCTTCAGCGTCCTAGTATGGATCCTGTAACTGAAGACAAAGTTGAGGAGCTGAACAGGCAGATGATGAAGATGTATGCTAAATACGAACTTCACAAGTATGCTGTTGCTATCACAGGCAATATATGTGTCAGTCGCGGTATCAGTATCATGTCCGAGGACTTCATCTTCGACTACGGCATCCTCTCCGCCTGTAAAAGGAAGACTGAGGCTTCGCAAAGTGCGGGGCGTCTCAAGGGAAACATCAAGGAGTGGGCGAACTACAAGCCTCCAACGGTGTTCACGACTGAGAAGTTCGATGCTATAGCCACGGCGGTCGAGGACGCCACGCGTCGACTTGCTGCACTCGCACACGAACGTCACGAGGCAGGTGAGTCAACTGTCATCACCAAGTCGGAGTACAGCAACGATCACGAAGTTCATGACCATCAGTGCATCCGACACCCGACTTTGTTCAACAACATGACCGAGGTTGTAGAATTCCTTGGTACAACCCCCATTATGACAGCTATGGGGGTTATATCGGGCCCTAAACCCCGATCTATGACTAAGAAGGTTCGAGATAATTGCAATGGTTACGCTGTGTCTACTCGTCTGCTGAGGAAGGGAAATAAGGCGATGGACCTAACCGCAGATGATAGGCTCACAATAGATAAGGCAAACGAGATCTCAGAGTCAACCAATATTTCCGCAAACAAAGGTCAGCCTTACTTTGTTCTACCTGTATACGAGTCCTTGACGACACCTGCCGACGAAGAGAAATACCAAGTTAGATACCTTCAGAAGTCTTGAAGTTAAACACGCCGCCCCTGAATTGTCTTGCGTGTGGTGGGGTATTCTATTTGAAACCGTTGTCCAAACAAAATAATAAATTGTACTATATCTCTTCAAAATCGGGATCGCCCTCCTTTGCCGGGGGGTCCAAAAGTCGCTGGACCTTGGCGTTTATCCGGTCCACCTTTTCTTGCGTACAGTCCCCCGATATCTTGAGGGCCACGCAGCTGTCGAGCAGTTTGGTGGCCCACTTAATCGACCTGTCCGTGTCCTTGACCACCTGGATGGCGGGGAAGGAATAACTGATGTTCTGGCACTTTAGATCCCCTATGGCGTTGACTGCGTCCTCCTCCGTTATGAGGCCTTCGCTGGCCGGGTCGTCCATCTTGTTCAGGCGGACGTTCACGGTGTTGGCTATCTTACGCCAGTCCTCAGCGAGCTTAAGTCCCCGGTCGACCTGGTCGGGGTAATTCTTCACCTTCTGGACACCCGAGACCACCGTTGTCAGGAGCGACACGCCCACGCCGATGTACTTGATGTAGGCTGCGTTCGTACCGACCGTCCCCAGCGTGAAACTGGACGTGACGCTGGCCGCCAGCAGGATGAGCATCGTCAGCGTCTTCTCCTTCTCTTTGTACACCTTGACCGAATCCGAGAATTTGAAACTATTGAGGCTGCAGTATTTGCGCCTCAGTATCCAGATCAGCGACTCAACACGGTCGGTCTGGCGAGTGTCGGTGGCCCCCTCAATACAGACGCTTACTGCGTCGACTGGTTTGGCGGTGTCTGCTGCGAGGACGTTTGGACGACTCATCCTTTATTGAGTATTGAATATATATTAATTATTTAGAGAAAACTCTGGATCTCGTCCAACGCGTCGGTGGCGGCGGTGTTGTAGAACGTTTGGTGGAGCTTGGAGACGACAGCGAGCTTCCGGATTCCGTTCTTGCGGATCTTGCGGATCTTGCGGAAGAAGCGGCATATCACTCGAGCGCACGAGTTCGCCGTGATCTTCAACACCTTCAATTCATCATTGTCCAATTTGCCGTGAAGATACGCGATGATCTTCAGAAGTTTTCTCCTAGGCTTGTACAACGCATCATTCCTGTCTCGGTGGCGATTGTAGTGCAAAGTTTGCACAAAGAAGTCGTACATATCAATTATATAAGGGTAGCCTGCATCGACAATGCTCTCTGTAAAATGCATAGTCATTCTGTTCCTGTGGCATAAAATATTGTCCTCCAGGTCGTATTTCATATGCTCGTCCAGCCGTGCCTTCCTGTCAATAACACACTGTGCCTTGTGCTGTGGCCAGTCCTGACGCTGACACTCCTTACAGCAATAATGGACTCGCCGACAGTGCGCACACCCGTGAAGGGGGGTGCCTAGGTCCGTTATGCTCGCACATGTGGCGCACGTGTGACGGCGGGGGTCGTGCGCATCCGCCGTCAGCTTGGCGTCCTTGGCCGCCTCCCCCGACAGCTCTGCGTCCATCACCCCGGGCGGCAAGACTGCCTTGTACTCACGGTATCCACAAGGGGCTCGCCCGTAGCGTTTATGGGCCGCAGATATAATCCAATCCCGGTATTTATACATTGTGCTCCTCTCAATCAAGGACGTGTAATCGTAAGGAATTTCTGGACGTCTATCAAATATCTCTTTCCTGCGGACGAGATACCGTTCCCGTCTAAATTCTCTGTCCAGTTCACGGTTCACTTCGAAAGCCAACTTAATTTCATCTTCGAAATTATCACCTTGGAACTGTTCACGAACCTTCTTCCGTGCGTGTTTGTGTGATTTTTTAGTTCTAGTCATTGTATGAGTAGTATCTTGGTTTTCTCTCTGCTAGTGTAGTAGTCACAGCCTTAATGGGTATTAAAAATGCATTTTTTAATAAGCGGGTTTCAATGTGCTGTCCGTATCGACTTCCACAGAAAAAAAAAATATGTAATTGATATATAATATGCCACCTAAGAGACAGAGGTCCCGAAGCAAGAGCACTAGTCCAAAGAAGCCTGCTCCCCCCAAAGGGAAAGGAAGCCCCAAGAAGGATTATGATATGGACGGTCTGACCCAAGCATTACAAGCATTCCTCGTCGATACGGCTGTCACTGGTGCTAAAAAACCCCGGAAATCCAGCAGGCCAAAACGGGCGCCAGTGCGATTAAAGGCGGCAGGCGGGCGGGCGGCAAAGCCTAAGGCTAAGGCAGGCAAGTCTCAGCTGGTCAAATGCCAGGAAGAACTCGCCAAACATAAGGAAACCATAAAGGGTATGAAGGATTTCTTGAAGACTAATAAAATGTTGGAAGAATACACTCGCTCAAAGGCCGCACTCCAGAAAAAACCATTCACCGATTATGGAGAAAAGACCGATGCGGCTGTATTTCCTAGACGCAAACAACTGGGTATATGGTCGGACGGGAAAGTGCGGTTTGGAAAAACAATTTATTATTGATATAAAAAATGCATTTATTCACTACATTGTAAACAGAACCGAGCACATACTAACCATGGAAAAACTACAGAAACTCAGCGCTGAATTCGCTGTCAAGTATGGCGGTCAAAGTTACTTTATAACCCCTCCCAATTCGTGGCCAGGCTGCTTCGTTATGCACAGGGATGGCGTCAGCATGATCGAAGTCAGCTACGACAGCGAAAACCACTTCATCAACGCAGTGCGGTGCGGGAAAATGACGGCTGAATTGTGCGGCTACGTTTCCATCACGCTCGCCTACATAGCAGAGTCGCTACTCCAGCGTGGCCGGACCTTCGACATTATATTCCCCCATGAGTTCGTCGAAAAAGGAGATACACTGCACGAAATGCTGGTCCTGATGCGAGTGAATGGCACCGAGGGTGAGGACCGGAGGGTCTCCCTGAAGGACCTATCGAGCTCAGCCCTGGCCCTGCTGGAGGAACTATAGTTTTTATGTGGGTTTTTTAATGTTTAATGTTTTTTAATTGGTTGGGGTGAAATCGACACAGAACCACTTTGACTCTTCATCTTCAATGTCTTGGGTCTGCATCTCGTATCCTTCTCCGTCTCCAGCACGGAGACAAGTATCTAGAAGCTTCGTCCTATCGTATGTGGGAGGAAGCCTGTAGATAATCTTGATGGCCTTGGCCCGGACCGCTTCCTTCCGGAGGGAATCCCTGCGATACGCCAGGACCCGCCTGACGATATGTCCTACATCAGACTTCCAATTGATGGGGACGTCAATGACCAGGACGGGACGGGAGATGAATCTAGTTACATTGTAGTAGCGGTCACCGCATCGATACCACCACACGTCCCGCACGTTGTCTGGGATCTCGAACTTTGAATAAACGGTATCCGGGATTTCGAACGTGTAGAATTTGTCTAGAGTCATGATTTGCTGTTAGTTTGTGCCTACTTGTCAGCCCCATTCACTCCTAAGCTCACTTTAAAAGGCAGTTTATTGGTCAGCGCCTGGCTTCGGCAACAGCCTGCTTGACTCCTGGCATGCTGTCCCCAAAGGCGACATGCTTGCTTTGGGCGGTCATCCCCTCCGCACCCACCACTTCGCCGAGGATGTCGTCGTTATCACTGAGCGTGATACTCTGTAGGTCGAGGTCGAGAAAGAAATCTTGATGAGGTAGCATTGTTATATATACATTATATAATACGTTGACTATAAAATACACTTAAATGGTTCATTAGGGAAACCTGTAATTAACAGATACAGAAGCAGCGACAGACAATGGATCCCATACTGGAACCGTGGACGGTAAGGGGCGATGGCGGCTACGGCTCTCTGCCCCAGTGCCTCCGTGCGGGAGGGAGGATACCGATGGAAATAAAAGACAAGGACTGGACTTTTGAGGCCCTTTACCTGGCCGCCCAGATGGCCCGAGACCAGCCCAGTCGAAAGGTCGACTGGGAAAAGTACGTCTTCGTGTTCGACCCGGAAAAGGTCGGGTTCGGTGAGTACGGCTGGGAACGGCCCGTCGCCATGATATCGCACAAATGGGACGGCTCCGTGGGAATGATCCAGCTGAAGAGGGACGGCATGAAATTCAAGCGCCCCGACGACCTCGGTATGCAGGACTTCGTCGTCCACGTCTCGTGCATGCCGAGGTCCAACAATTACACGGACGCCGTCGTGCTGCACTTCCTCGAGGAAGCAACCGTGTGCAACCGGTGCGTCAAGGTTGCCGAACCTTTCGAGGTCCTCGAAAACGGCAAGACGTATTGCCTCGCCTGCGTCAACAAGTTCTACCCGGAGTGCTGTAACATCTGCAACAACAGGTACACCGGTGAGACCGCCCTCAAGATTTATCTGGGAGGGGAGATATACACCTGCGGGGCGTGCAGAGACTTCATGCGCCATCGCATCCCCTAGAAAAATACATTTTTTCGCAGATTCTAGGAATAACAAATAATTAAATATTGACCATCACCAATGGAACTCAAGTTTGTGGGGGAATACTTCAGCCGCCGCTTCAAACGCAAGGGCATCGTCGACCAGGGCGCCCTTCTCGCTAGGGCGAGGCGCTCCACGAAGGCCGAACTCGAAGAGCTGCTGACTTGGGTATTCACCAACAAGCGCAAGGACAAGTGTATAGACCTCGCCGGCAGAGGCTATTCGGTCAGGAAGACCAATATCAAGGGGTACAATTCGGCACTGGGTTACCTTCGAAACCACAGGGCTTCGAAGGGTGTACGCAGCATTGGTAGGAGACCGGTTGCGGAGGTTTTCCCAAAAAGGTGCGAAAAAAAGGGACTTAAGAAATCGAAGTAATAATAAAGTATAAATAAAAAGACAAGAGCAGAATGCAGTCGTTTGTAAGAGACTCCGTTTCCACCAGCAGCGATGCCGATCTGACCCTGCAGATCCTTACGTGGCGGGGCTACGACTCCGATGAGCGCTATACTATAACGTTCTGCGGGGTCACCGCACAGGGACAGACTGTGGGCGTGACCGTTACTGACTTTAATCCATTTTTCTACGTTCGGGTGCCCGAGAATATCCGGTGGACACAGCATCACAACGACACGATGGAGCGGCATTTTCGGGGCATTCTCGAGAACGCCGATTTGAACACCGACTTTGAGATCGTGATGGGGCGCCGCAAGGTGCTGTATCCCTTCACCGACGGGAAGAAGTTCCTCTTCATGCGTATCTCGTGTGCTGAGCACGCTGCGATGAAGCGGCTGTATTGGTCCTTCAAGCGACCGCTCACGAAGGGACCCTTCCGCAGGACCTTTTTCAACGTGTTCGAGGCAAATATAGACCCGCTGCTGCGTTTCTGCCACCGCCGGGACATTCAGATGGCCGGCTGGGTCACCCTCCCGGCGGGTACCTACGTGATTTCGGATGTCTACAGTCGCTGTCAGATCAATGTCGAAATGTCGGACTCGGCCCTGCTGACGTCCGAAGAACGCCTGGAAATCGCTCCCCTCGTAATTGCGAGCTACGACATTGAGACCGATTCGGAGGCGACGCGGCTGAACAATGCCGAATTGTATCCGGAGAAGAAGGACAAGTGCCGATGCGTGTTTCCCAATTACGAGAATGAGGGCGACGCCATCAGGATCATTTGCACCACGCTCAAGATATTCGGCACCGATAACATTCTCCGGCACGCCATCGTGTGGGGCGACTACAACCCTGAGAGCATCCCGAGTGCCGATGTGATTGTGAAGTGCGACAGCGAAAAGGAACTCCTGCAGGCGTGGCTCGATATGGTCCGGCTGTACGACCCGGACATCCTCCTCGGTTACAATCTGTATGGCTTCGACGACCGCTACATGTGGTCACGAATGGTCGACCTCTTCGACATGGAAGACAAGATTCACGCAATCAGTCGGGTCAAGGACATAGAGTGTTCGCTTAAGGACGCCAAGCTGGTGACCAACGCCTACGGTACCAACTTCTTCAAGATATTCGACATCCCAGGGATATACAAAATAGACCTATACGTCTACATGAAGAGGGAGGAAAAGCTCGAGAGCTACAAGCTCAACAGCGTTGCCAAGCAGTTCCTCGGGGTCGGGAAGATCGACCTCCCACCCCTCGACCTGTTCTATTACATGAACGGAACGCCGCAGCAGATGAGCGAATGTGTGGAATACTGCGTGCAGGACACCATCCTTCCCATCCAGATTCTCGAGCACCGCAAGATCCTCGTCAATCTGGTGCAGATGGCAAACATCACCCGAGTGCCCATTGATTGGCTCATAACCAAGGGGCAGCAGATCAAAGTGTTTTCCCAGCTTACCTACGAGTGCCGTTTGGAGGGGGTGCTAGTGCCCACCGAGGACAAGAAGAAGGAGGCGGAGAAGTTCGTGGGCGCAACGGTCCTGTCGCCCAAGGTGGGCTACTACAAAGAACCAATCGCCGGCCTGGATTTCGCCAGTCTGTACCCGAGCATCATGATATCGGACAACCTGTGCTACAGCACCTACATCCCCAAGCACGAGCTGAGGAAGTATGCTGACCGCCCCGACCTCGAGATTTACAACATCAAATGGCAGCAGGAGCAGAGCGAGGGTGCCGAGTCGATGAGTTACAGCTTCCACTTTGTGCAGAACAGGGAGGGCATCTTGCCGCGCATCCTCAACAAGCTCTGGAATAGCCGCAAAGCGGCCAAGAAGGAGATGAAGGCGGCCAAGGCTGCCGGGGACGACAACCTCGCAGACGTCCTAAATGGTAAGCAGCTCGCCATCAAGGTGACGATGAACAGTGTCTACGGTTTCACAGGGGCAACCAATGGTTTCATGCCGATGAAAATCATCGCCAGTTGCGTGACGGCACGGGGGCGGCAGTTAATCGACCAGACCAAGAGCTTCTGCGAAACCAATTACGACTGTGAGGTCATATACGGCGACACTGACAGTTGCTACGTGAAGTTCAACCACGGGGACCCGAACGACCCGGAGTATATGCGCAACTACTTCAAATTATGCGAAGAGGCTGCCGCCGCAGTGACCCGGGAGTTCAAGAAACCGGTCGAGCTAGAGTTCGAGAAGGTCATGCAACCGACTCTGCTGTTCGCCAAGAAGCGTTACGCCTGCAAGGTGTGGACCAATCCAGAGACACACGACTACATCGACTGCAAAGGGATTCAGATCGTGCGCCGTGACAACTGCCAGTACGTCAAGGACGTCTCGCAGGCCATCCTAGACAAGATAATGCTGGAGGACGATGTTGACGCCGCAATCACGGTTGCAGCCGACTCAGTAGACGCTCTGTTGCACGGCCAGATGGACCAGCAGAAACTCATACTTTCCAAGACCCTGAGGACAGGATACAAATGCGGCCGCTGTCACAAGGTGGAATCGGGGGAGAGAGGGGCCGACATCTGCCGCTGCAGCGAGGGGCCGAAGATATCCTTGCCCCACGTGCAACTGATGATGAAGGAGAAGCGCCGCAACGCCGTGGAAATCCCGCAGCCGGGCGACCGCGTGCCCTACTTCTTCACTGAGGGGACGGGGCTGCAGTGCGAGCGTGTGGAAAATCCGCAATACATGAACCGCATGAATCCTGAGGGAGTCTTCTGTAGACCGGACCCTCTATACTACCTTGACCATCAACTCAAGAAGCCCATCATCACGCTCCTGCAACTGGTAATGCCCGACACAAGCCTGCTGTTTGAGAACGGAACGTCCCAGGAAACCATCGAGATGTTCTCCCACAGCCAGAAGGACGCAGACAAGGAGCACCGGATGCGCAAAAAACTCGAAAAACAGGAGAAGGAGATCAACGATGCGGCCCTGCAGATGCTACAGGGAGAAGGAGATTAAGAATTTAAATATAATTAGAGTATAATATACCGACAATGATTATCCTATCATTCGTAGGCTTGGCGTATATGCACTACGTCCTGGCATATGTGACCTGGTGTCTTCTTTCCAATAAGAAGAAACTGGTCATTACGGTGGACGGCAACATCGGTTCGGGAAAGAGCACGCTCCTCAAACTCCTAGGGGAAAACACCGACTACAAGATATTGCTAGAGCCCAGTGCGGAGTGGAAGGAAATAGGGGCGATGGACAAGTACTACTACGACCAGAAGCGGCACGCATACGAGTTTCAGTCATTTGTCCTTACAACCCACGACAAGCATATCCAGAATGCACTGAGCCAGAGCGACACTGTGATCACTGAGCGATGTCCCGAGACACACAAGGCTGTGTTCTTCCAAATGCTCGCCGATAAGAGTTACTTCGACATCGTCCAGAAGAAGATGTACGATATTCTGTATGGGTGCTCGGTAACTCGGGCGGACGCAATGATATACATCGATTCGGATGTCGAACTCAGTTACTCCAGACTCATGGCACGAGGGCGCCCCGAGGAGATGTACATTAAGAAAACATACCTACAGAGTGTCCACGATATGCACACACACTGGGTGGAAGACTGGTCCCGGCCGGTAATGACGGTGTCGGGGCAGGATTTCAAGCTCAACAGTGCCAAAGTCCTTGGGGAAATAAAAGAATTCATCGAGATCCTTAGATAATCGATGGGATATGAAATATCAACAACGTGAGTTCACGTGTTTGATCTACCATAATGGGTATGTAAATTACAGATTACTGGTTTTCGCACAGCTCCGGGTTGTCATCGCAGACACTGTTCGAGAAATTCTCGAGGCCGAAAGCCTTCCGGACCTTACGCTGTGTGTTGTCATCGGCCGCCGAAGCAAAGATGAAGATGAACAGGAAGGCGAGGATGAATCCTAGGAGAAATCCGATACCCCCACCCTGCATGCATTTGGAGACGTCTTTGAAGAGCTTGTCGACGTCCATAGTGTTTATTTACCTTAACCTACATTTTATTTTAGGGTAAATTAGCGTTTCCCCTACTCCTCCTCATCCTTCCCGAAGCCCATGAATCCACCCAGGAAGCCTTCGTCATCGTCTCCACGGCCACGCCGGTCGCCACGGCCACGCCGGTCGCCACGGCCCTTGGCCCACCACCCTGAGTCCCAAGCGTTCTGACCGTTACGCTTCTGCGCCTCACGCTTCTGCGCCTCACGCTTCTGCGCCTTATGGTCCACGGCGGTCGGTCCACGGCCCTTGGCCCCCCAAAGTCCCGCATTCTGACCGTTACGCTTCTGCGCCTTATAGTCCACGGCGGTCGCCACACTGCCCTTGTATCCGCCAGTGAATGTATCGCCCTTCTTCTTATCGTCATCACTCCCGAATATACCCCCGAAAGCACCCTTGGGCAAACTGGGGATGGTAATGGTAGTCTCTCCAAAGTTCTCCACCACGCCAAGGGTCTTGCCAATACCGTACATAAACTTGGGGTTGAACTTCATCAGAAGCCAGGCGGTGAGAAGGGTGAGCACGAAGCCGGCGGCGGTGCAGAAGGAGAAGATCACTGTCTCGGCATCGCATGCAGATTTCTTGGCCATAATAAGTTATTACCTTAGGGCAATATAATAAATCCTTAAATTTTCAAGCGTTGGCGTTCAACGATCGAAAATGAGAGTTCGTAAACCCTGTTTTTGGAGCCTCTGTGTTAAACCCCAAGTTCGGTATTGTTAACTTGAGGTTTCGTGGAAATTGGATAATCAATTCAGTAAATTTTTATTTTGTTTTTAGTATTTTCTATTTTTTATACCCGTTCTTTTCAGACACGGTTCTTAGTTGGAGTAGGCGAGGCCACCCATGCCCGACACGATGCGGAGCACGTTGTAGTTAATGGCGTACACGTTGATGTTGCGGGAGCCAACGGTGGTCTCGATACGGAGCGACGCGTTGTCGATGCGCGAGAAGTTGCACGAGCCCGACGGCTGGTGCTCCTCGGGGCGCAGGGCGAACGAGTAGCAGTAGATGTCCTTGGCCGGGCACCGGGTGTGGTGGTAGTACGGCTGCACACGGGAGAAATAGGTGCCCGGGCGGCTCGACATGCGGTCGTGGCCGTTGAGCTGGATGCGGCCATTGACCAGAGCGTCCGAGGAGTAATCCATGGCGGTCTTGTCCTGGTCGTGGAACGTCCAGATGAGCTCCTTCACCGGGTGGTTGAAGTTGAGGCGCACAGTGGTGTTCTGGTCGGAGATCGACTCGGTACCAGTGAACTGGAGCTGGTCGATGAGGTACTCGTGCGACATCTGGGCGAAGCGGCGACGCTCCTCGGTGTCGAGGTAGATGTAGTCGACGAAAAGCTGGGCCTCGAAGTCGCTGTTCGCGAAGGTGACTGCGACCAGCGGGTCATCCTGGACGGTCAGCTCCGAAAGCGAGCGGAACTTGATGAGGATCTTGACCTCGTGGTACTGCAGGGCGATGAGCGGGAGAGCAAGGCCCGGGTTGCGGTTGAACCAGAACTGAAGCGGTACGTAAAGCTCCGAGCCGCCCATGTGGCGGGCACCAGGGGCCTCGCCCTTGCCGACCATGGCGTTGTAGCCAGCCTCCTTCTCGGAGGTCTTGGTGAGCTCGTCCCAGACGTCAAGCCACTCGCCGTAGTGCTTGTCGATCTTCTGGCCGCCGATCTCGACCTCGGCCGACTGGATGAGGGCGTGGCCCACAGCGTCAACGTACTCGCCGCCGGCCGCAACGGTCGGGAGAGTGACCTGGAGGTGCACGCCACTGACGAGGTCGCCGTTGCGGGAGATCACGCACGACACGGACTTGCCGAGGTCGGTCGACCCGGTGAAGGTCTGCTCGATCGACTCGAGGGCGAAGTTGGTGTGGCGACGGTAGACCACCTTGAAGAAGGTAATCTGCGGGTCACCGGTAAGGTAAACATCCTGAGCGCCGTAGGCTACGAGTTGCATAAGTCCACCTCCCATATTTGTATCTGATACCATTGACTCATATTTAAAATTTGTGGAATTAAACTCGATGTCCTAGGGTTTTAATATCGCTGCCACCTTTTCTGCATTTTCAATGTCCTTAGGGTTGGACGCCGATGACACTCAGCAGCTAACCGAACACACTTTCACACACTTCACAATGTGCCCCCAGGTCCCAGACTGGAACAACGAGCAGATCCTTACGATTTTCTTCGAAACGCATATCAAGGTGCGTCAGCGCGTGGGATTCAGTGGCCGTGCCCTTGGCTACAAGTATGGCTTGGAAGCGTTCAGGGTCAGTGGCCAGGTCCCGTGCCGGTTCATCCCTGAGGGCGGCAAGATTATGAGGAACATGATCGGCGCCATCGAGAACGTCAAGGTGCTCCTGAGGATCGTGAAGCAGACCTCGTGGCACTACATCGAGATCAAGTATGGGCGTCAGCAGATGCAGATGTTCCTGAAGATGGATGTCCTTGTCACGCCCGAGTGGATATGGGCCTGGAAAGACAAAGTGATGAAGAATCTCGACTACGACCACGCCGATAAACTCACGGACACGGAGTTCACCCAGATGGTCGCAGCCGACAGCCTTGCGAACATTTGCGGCAAGCCCGTTTCCCTCAGTCTAGTGCGTGGTGCCGACTTCTCCAAGAAGGTATTCCGCACAGTGGATTGGAACGAGGCCCTGACGACCCTTGGACCCCGCATGTCTCCCAGGCTACGCTCGTACCCGGCTTCCTGGGGACTACTTATCTCCTCCCCCCCTGCTCCCCTCGTGGACAGCACAGACGAGCCTGATTTATTCCCCGAGCTTGCGTGTCCGCTCTTATCTTACGATTGGTAAATTAAAAAAGCTGCTACAAGACAAGTTCGAGGCTCTCCCTAATTTCAGAAAACCCTACTAAAGTAATCTCGCTGCCCCCCTTCTTTATTACAACGGACGGCACTGTGCTGACCGGGGCGTCGGGGTCGTCGTCGACATCCACCGTCAGCCAAATATATCCTGGGTGGTCGTTCCGACACTCCTGGTACAACTCCTTGAGCTGCAGGCATTTGCCGCACCACGCCGCAGTGTATACCGTCACCTCCATGCTTTGCTTTTAACTGGTAACATAGCCTTAAGTTTCTTCTTGGGCGTAGTCTTCTTAGACTTAGTCTTCTTAGACTTAGTGGTAAAGAAGTCGGATACTTCTATCATACTGGGGCGTTTCGTCGTTTTTTTAGCTATCATCCTTAGAACGAACTTCTGCCATTTGATCGTCTTGCGACCCAGTCTGGGGCTGATATCCCTGATAATGGTCTCCCATTTGTTGTAGGCACGTTTTATTGCCCGTCGACGTGACATCCCGTATTCTTTTCCAAAGTGGTAGTGATAGGGGTTCCGTATTTTCAGGACCCTCGAATATATGTATATAATAAGGAGACCCATACCGAAAACGGCGTTACTTTCCGTACAATCGTCCCTAGGCTTCCGTGTATAACGCTCTGGTGGAGCGTACGTCGTAACCGCAGTGGACTCTAATCCTGGTTCGCAGACATCGAGGTCGCCGAGGCAGTAGTAGTTGTAATACTGTTTCGTCTTGACACCCGACTTTAAAGTCCAGCGCCATCGCCGCTGCCACAATGTATTCTTCGGCTTTATATCAGTGTACCAACCACGAGTCACGCACATTATACCACGCACGAGTTCCGCCACGCATCTGTGGGCCGACGCTAAATCGGACAGGGCTTCGGAGTCCGCCAGTGTTCCGTCCATGCGATGCATCACGAGCACCCCACTACCTACGCACCGCTGCTCAATAACATGATTGGTGCTAGAGACCAGGCACTTGATGTATTCGCCCGTATCCAGACAGTCCTCAACATGCTTTTTCAGCAGTTTCACCACCACTTCATATTTGTTGTCCGCCGACACATACAACATTACCTTTCCATATGTCCCCGACCCGAGTTTCTTCTCCTTAGTGTAGATCCTAACACCACTGGCCGTGGCCGCCCTGATCACAGGGTACGAAGTCTCCGAAAACTTGTATCTGGAAACCTTCTTGAAATTTTTTAAATCTTGCGTCTGTCTCCTGAACATTTACAATTAGCGTACATTTTATTTAGTCCGTGTGTATTTAAAAAGAGGAACAGCAGAAGAAATGGCTTATGAATACCAGAGCATAAATCTACAACAATTGATCAAGCGACTGGTTGCAGTACGTTCGTCCCGCAGTCTCATGGGAATTAAAAAATTAAAGTATCCGGCTAATTGAGGAATATAATAATATATTTATATGTAAAATGACTGATAATAAAGTATGGTATTCAGGAAGGCCAGACGGCATAGGGAATAGAATTGAACAATTAATAAGAATTCAAGAATATTGTACTGAAAACAAATTACAATGTAATTATATTTGGAATAATAGCTATCGTAGAACTTATTCGCCATTAATATCATTTGATAATATTGAAATTGTGAATGCTGAAGATTTAAAAAAGAGTACAAAAGCTATCCTTATTAAGCGAATTATTAATGCACGAAACGCAGATTTTCGTCCGCGGTATAAATTTGATTTCAATATTAATTCCGATATCGAATACGACACTATTATCCATGTACGAGCGACTGATCGACTAACCTCTTTCCAGAAGCATGGTGATTTTAGTATTGTAAATGAGTTAGACATGTTTATAGATAGAATGATCAATTATGTCAACAATGACTCCGAAATAAATACATATACTGTTATATCAGATGACGAGAAGTATATTGATATTATAAAAAATAGAATTAGCAAGACATTTGTTGCATTATCATATGACTATGATACTCCAAACGAATGGTTAGATTATTATTATTTGACTAAACCAAAAAAAAATATTATAATGTGTTGTAAATTTTCATCATATTCGATAACTGCTTCTATATTAGCAAATAAAACATTATTATGTTTCAAGCAAAGTCTAGAATCTAGTCTGCCCAGATATAAGGCCAATATTCAACTAATTGACTAACGACCTTTAATGCAGTTCAACCAAAAATCACAGATCTTTCACAAGTTCCTCCAGAACGTTCACCACGATGCTGTTTCCGAGGTAGAACAGCATCCGCTGGGGGTTCTTGAGGCTGGTGTACCGGAACGAGACGTCGAAGCCGAACATTTGCAGCGTTTCCTTCACGGTGAGGGTCCGGATGCGGTCGCCGATCTCGTAGAGGCCCGTAGGTGGAGTCCGGACGGGAGATTTTAAATAAAATATTAAATGACATATACTGTGCAGACTATCAGGTTTGATACAAATACGAGTCGAAGAAGGCCTCACTCCCCGCAACGAATGAGAGAATATCCATTTATTATTATAATATTTTTAATATCCTTACACGCCACACTATTAAATTACTAGAAAGTGTAAAACAAGTATACATCGGTGTGGTCGAACTGTTTCTTAATTTTTTTATGAATCGCCTCGCTGTGGGGCGCAGTTATTTTTCGTTTGAGCGGCGGCGGCGGTGGGTCGCAGCACTTTCTCTTCTTTGGGGGGGGTTCCATTTCCCAGAACAATTATTTTTTGTGTTGGTCTTCGTCGCATTCGGCGTTCAAGGCCAGCTTCCGGAGCGCAAAGTAGCACTTCATACAGTGCTCGGTGTCCCAGTCGGCTCGGTGCTTGAGCTCGAAGGTCTCCCCGGGGTGCAGGAACTCATACAGCTCCTTCAGGCTCGGGGACTTGAACTGCTTAGGGTTCCACTTGGAGGGAATCCTGCAGACGTCCTTGCTGGCGGACATCGTGCACTTCAGTTTCATGCTGCCCATCATATCGGCCGCACCCAACATCTTCTGCCGGTGCAACTCGGACATCACGATGTTGAAGTCGAAACGGACGTTGTGTGCGACCAGACGCCGAATGTTGTTGGCCTTGATGTCCGCCTCGAGCTCCTTCAGCACCGAGTCCAGGGAGTCCCCGTTCAAGCAGGCGTGTTCGTGCGTGATCCCGTGAATCTTGGTGACCTGCTCGGAGATCTCGAACCCCTCGGGGCGAACGGTGAATGTCTTCTTCACCTTTACCTCCTCACCGTCGCACACGATCCAGCAGATCTGCACCAGCCGGGAAGAGTCATACTTTGCCGAATCGGTGTAGCTGTAGTAGTCGTCCCACCCACGAGTCTTAGGAAGACCGGACGTCTCGGTGTCGATGAAAATTGTAGTCATTGTGTGATGTATGTTAGCTTGTTAACTTTTTCGATATTTCTCTAAGCATTGGTAATTCTACAACTTTAAGTTAGAAGGCTGCACCATTGATTTTTTTATTTTATTTAATTTTTTTACATAAATCCCCCAATTACCGAGAGGGAGTCGGTTGAGACACATTGTACGGCGCTTGCGAAGATGAGCAGATGGCTCGACCGAAGGACCTTGGCCCTTACCCTTGTCAGTATAACCTCCCGCTGGGAGGTCTCCTTTCCGTCCAGGAACCAGGCTTCACGGAGCAGCGTTCCGTCAGGGAGCCATCTTTGTCGTGCGGGTCCGTCAGTGCGATGGATTTTACCGTGCAGATACCAGTCTTCTATGAACAGCGTTCCGTCAGGGAGCCATTCTTTTCGTGCGGGTCCGTCAGTGCGATGAAATTGCTTGCCCTGAAACCAGGCTTCAGCGACCAGCGTTCCGTCAGGGCACCATTCTTGGACTGCGGGTCCGTCAGTGCGATGCCATTCCTCGTTCTGGAACCACTCTTCAACGCGCGGCGTTCCGTCAGGGAGCCATCCTTGTCGTGCGGGTCCGTCAGTGCGATGGATTTTACCGTGCAGATACCACTCTTCAAAGCGTGGCGTTCCGTCAGGGTGCAATTCTTGCACTGCGGGTCCGTCAGTGCGATGCTCTAGATTGTCCCGATACCAGACTTCACGGCTCAGCGTTCCGTCAGGGAGCCATTCTTGTCGTGCGGGTCCGTCAGTGCGATGAAATTGCTTGCCCTGAAACCAGGCTTCACGGAGCAGCGTTCCGTCAGGGCACCATTCTTGGACTGCGGGGCCGTCAGTGCGATGCCATTCACCGTTCTGTAACCACTCTTCAGCGTGCGGCGTTCCGTCAGGGTGCAATTCTTGCACTGCGGGTCCGTCAGTGCGATGGACCTGTCCATCGCACATCCAGGTCTCTTTAATCAATACTCCGTCCTCATTCAATTCTCGCTTAATAGTTTGCATGATTGAAAGTGGTCGAAGATCACTTGTTTGTGTCTTCTGGTTGAGTGCTGCACGCAGCCCTAAGGCCATACAAAAAAGCATTAAAAGCAGGGGTGCGTGTTTGTGGTTTTCGTTTTTTTTAAAATGTTAATTTATTTATTTATAAAAATGCCCCAATTATCGAGAGGGAGTCGGTGGAGACACATTGAACGGCGCTTGCGAGGATAAGCAGGCGGCTCGCCCGAAGGACCTTCTCCCTTCCGCTTACCAGGGCCTTCTCCCGGCGGGACTGAGGGACCCCGGTCCCGTATTTCACATAAGTAGGTCCATCGAGACGATGTAATTTGCCGTGGAGGTAAAAACTTTTCTCCATGCAGTATAGGTCTGTCTGGTCCCTCCTCGACCACGTCTCGAATTGCCACTCAGTAGGACCTCCCTCTCGATGCTTAAGTCCATCCTGGTACCAGCACGACCGTGCATCGCCTCCAGTAAAGTCTCGTAAATAGGGGTGGAACACAGCAGGGCCATCTTCTCTGTGGAGCCGGTCGTTTTTATACCACTCCTCGAACTTCTTCCCCTCGCAGAACCACCACATGGCAGGTCCGTCGATGCGGTGCTTACGTCCATTCTGGTACCAGCATTCCGATTGGCACGTCTTATTCCAGGTGCTGTAATGGCTCAATGCAGGTCCGTCAATGCGGTGCTTCTCCCCATTCTTGTACCACGCTTCCGCTGTAATGAGACCCCCTCTCAGCACAATTTCAGCAGGTCCGTCGATGCGATGCGGCACCCCACTCTGGTACCAGACTTCACTTTTCAGATTCCCGTCCTCGTCCCAGTTTTGGGAGGCAGGTCCGTCGATGCGATGCGGCACTCCATCCAGGGTCCAATATTTTCCGGCAGGGCAGTCATCCCGATACCAGGTCCACGCACAAGTTTTCTGCTCCTCACCGTGAATGAACCACATTTCCTTTTCTAGAAATCCTCCGTAAATAGACCAGGTTATTTTGGCAGGCCCGTCGATGCGATGTAATTCGCCATTCAGGGACCACTGTTTGAAGTCGACGTTTCCATTAGAATGCCGGGTCCAGAAACAACATTCCTGCTCCTCACCGTGAATGAACCACATTTCCTGGTTCAGATTTCCGTCATCGTCCATAACGCGAAAGGCGGGCCCATCGGTGCGATGGAGCAGTCCGTCATGATACCAGGACTCTTCAACCATTACTCCGTCCTCGGTCAATGTTCTATAAATAGTTTGCATTTGAAAGTGGGCGAAGATCTATTTGTGTCTTCTGGTTGAATTATGCACGCAGCCCTAAGGCCATACAAAAAAGCACTAAAAGAGAAAAAACTAGGTAAAAAAATCGTTTTTTTTTGGGTGCGTGTTTATGGGTATTGTAGGCGGACGTGGGGATGCGTGTTTATGGGTATTTGAGGCGGACGTGGGGATGCGTGTTTATGGGTATTGTAGGCGGACGTGGGGTGCGTGTTTATGGGTATTTGAGGCGGACGTGGGGGTGCGTGTTTAGTGCTTCAGGAAGGCCATAATCTCTCCGTCCATGACTTCGGGAAGTCCTTTCTGGCGGGTAGTGGAGGCGGTCATACGAGACTCACTGCTGACTTGTGCGATGTGAGTGTCGATGCATGTGATCGACTCTTTGTAACCGACCCACCCATGCTTGTTAAACTTGGCCACGGCAATGTCCCTCGCCGTGCGACCTTTGTTGTCTGTAGCACTGAGGTCGGCACCGTTGTCGAGAAGGCATTTTAGCATACTCATATCCATACTCATATCCGTGACAGCTTCGTGCAGAACGGTCTGCCCCTTTGCGTTGCGAATATTGTGGTCCGCCCCGCCGTCTATAAGGATTTTCACGATGTCAGTGCAGCCCTCCTTTCTTGCCATGAACAGGGGAGTGGCGACAAAAGCCTCCCATCTGGAATCCGGTAAAGTTACCGGATAGGTGCAAGGTTTAAGGTTGGGGTCCGCTCCTTTCTCAACCAGTACACGGACAGTTTCAGGGTGACACTCGTGTATGGCACATCCCAGAGGGGTGAATCCCCCGTAGGGCCCAGTGGTAGTGGCGTTGAGGTTTGCCCCGCCATCGGCGAGCGCAGACACCATCTCGTGGTTACCTTTCTCGGAAGCGAGTTGCACGGGCGTGTAAACGTCCGAATACTGGCAATTATACACGAGTGCGGCTATGGCCTGATTGGTCGCCCCACATGTCGCCGTGTTATCCATGTTGGAGAGTGTTGGCGTAAGGGGTTGTTGGTTTGTGGGTGTTTCTTCTGGTTGGGTGCTACACGCAGTCCTAAGGCCATACAAAACAGCATTAAATCAATAGGTAAAGGTGAATATAAATTTTAGTGCTGTTTTATTGGACCTAGGACTGCGTGTAGCACCCAACCAGAAGAAACACACACAAACCAACACTGTAGCCTAAATAGTTTTCTAAAGTTCGGAAAATGGCAATTAAAAGTGGTTAGCGTCATAGAAGAGCTTCCGAAGTTCGACCTCCTTCTGTGTCCCGGTATCCAGAAACCCGTCAATCGCAGCAAATAGGACTGTGATTCTCTTTTTGAACTCCTCCTCGTTCACTATCATTTTCTGCTCGACAGAACCATTCTTCTTCTTGACCCTTTCCCAATCAAAGCACCCAGCGACTTTCTTCCCGCCGTCCGTGTACTTGTCCGGGTTGAAGCGAATGCAGATGAATGGTCTGTTTCCGCAGTCTTCAAACAATTTCATCAGCCTAACCTCTTCGCAACTCGTTTTCTCCCGCTTGTGCTGCTCCTCATCGCATTCAACGTTCAGCACGTAGTGCCCACAGTCGTGAAACCAGTCGGGTATCTTTCCTGAGGACGAGCACTGCACCGTCACATCGTATTCGAAGAAATGACGGCCATAACGCTCCACGAGACGTTCGTGTATGTAGTGCTGCTTCCTCTTGAAGCGAGTGGGAACATTGGCTTCGTTTGGATGAATCTTGTAGAAACAGTCCGCACAATATCGTACTTTAGTCTTGTCGCTCAAGACCCGAGTGGTCCCAAATATGAACTTGCAAGAATGACATAGCGACGAACTTCCGCAATCCTTGCACTGGGACCGGTGCCTCTTGTGTTCGCAAATGGAAGCACCGCCGCAATCCTTGCACTTGGACCGCTGCCTCTTGTGTTCGCAAATGCCGCTACCGCCGCAATCCTTGCACTTGGACCGCTCCCTCTTGTGTTCGCAAATGCCGCTACCGCCGCAATCCTTGCACGACGCCCGCTGCCTCTTGTGTTCGCAAATGGAAGCACCGCCGCAATCCTTGCACTTGGCCCGCTGCCTCTT